ATGGCTAGTAGGAAAGATTTGGCACTAATTAAGGCCGCTCGTAACGGGGATCCTAATGCTCAGGTTGAACTTGGAAAACGCTATATATTTGGGGGTGATGGGCTGTCAAAGAGCGAAACTGCAGCGTATCACTGGCTAAGTAAAGCAGCTATTCAAGGACAAAAAGAAGCCTGCGTTCTTATTGCAGAGCACGTTTCCTTCAGCACGATTACGGCTATTAGAGACCGCCAAACTGCGCACTGGTTTAAAAGTGCTTTCGAGCAAGGGGTGCGATCTGCGGGGATTATTTTCGGGCGCTTAATATTAGAAGAACTAGCAGACGCGACCGAAGATGGAGCTGTTGCGTATAGCGATACACAGGTAGAAGAAGCTCTTCGTGTTCTTGAGGAGTTGGCGAAAGACGGAGATGCTGAAGCCAAATGGTTGTTCTCCAAACATCATATTGCAAAGCGTCAATCGACAACGTTAGATGGCGTAGATATTTCTGAGCAGTGCGATATGTCTCCGTCTGCGCAACTAATTCAAGAGTGGTTGGGGCAAGCTGCCGATTCAGGCGTGCAAGAGGCGGAGTTTGTGTTATTGGATAGATTGTGGGTTGAAAGCGACTTGGTCGAATTTCATCGTCGGGCGGAAATTTTTATTACTGGGTTAGTTCGAAAATTCAGCGGGTCAGGACTTCAGTATTTCGAGAAATCTCTCCCTAAGTTACAAATGCCCGAAAAAGTGTCTACGCTACTAATGCGTTCAGCCCTGGTGCAACAACAACTTCCGCATATCGATTTAAAACGTCTTCGGAGCGTTCTTGAGCTTGTCGCAATGGCTGGGAAGCCAGAAGCTTTTTTGCAACTTGGTTTATTGCACGCACGAATGGATGCAAATGGCAATCGGTTGATGGTTGAGGAGGCCGAAGTTGATTATGAAAAAGCTGCTTTTTGCCTTTCCCAAGATATGCTTATTGCACATCCAGATGCCTGCTACGCACTTTATTTGATTCACCTTGATAGTGATTTTTGCCAACAAGATGCGGAGATTGGGACGCGTTATCTAGCCAAGGCAGCCGAATTAGGACACGCTCAAGCTCAATTCGAATTCGGTCAAATCGCTTGGCTAAATAAACAAGATGGGCGAGACAACGATATAAGCGCGTTCTACTGGTGGCAAAAAGCGAAGGACCACGGTCATAAGGGAGCTCAAGAATATCTCTATCGTTATGGAAGTCACGCAGTTCCAGCAGAATGGGCTGTAACAGCCCGAGCCAAGCTCTTGAATAAATATGCGCAAACACACCCGTTTCTTCTTGCGAGGATCGAGTTAGCGGCTATGTTTGGCCTAAGCAGATCTGAGGCATTATCTATTGATGTTAGGTCGGCGGATCGGGGGCACTGTTTGCTAGTCGATCTTAAGGGTGTTTATCCACGCGCAAAGCGCAGATTAATCCCGATTGAAACCCGCGAGCAAAGAATCTTATTAGATAAGATGGGAAGATTGTTTGGAAACGTTGATTGTGGTCCAAACGGGCCTGAAGGAAGTTACCGTGCGCGTCAAGAGAGGCTGATGCGGTTACTGCGAGCTAATTAGCCGCTCGTATCTTCGATGAGCGATTTCGTTGGTGAGCTGCATCCAAAAATGGCCGATTCCTGAAGTGAACTCATCGGACTGAACCGTGGCCCGTCGGTGAAGTGATATGCATGTAGAAGCCTTTCAGCGGAGCTGACCGGCCTGAAACAACTGGTCCAGACTTAAAGTTAGTCTAAGCGGCAAGTCGCCGTGGTGCAGGGGTTGTTGCCGGCAGTGTAGCCTGCGGTGCCGGCGGCCGGTATTTCAGTGAACTGTGCGGCCGAACGGTATTGTACTGATGACGCCATCGCTCGATGATGACCTGAGTTTATCGAAGAGTGTAAAAGTTTCTCTGTTGAGCAGTTCATCGCGGAATTTGCCGTTGAAGGACTCGCAGTATCCGTTCTCCCAAGGGCATCCTGGCTCGATATACAGCGTCTTTGCCCCGACCAATGCGAGCCAGCGCCGACGGTTCTTGGCGACCATTTCCGGCCCATTGTCAGAGCGTAGATAGGCCGGCACACCATATGTCACCATGGCCTCGGCCAGTATATCAATGACGTCGTTGCGACGGATCCGCCTGGCCACGTGCAGAGCGAGGCAGCGGCGGGTGACTCATCGATGAGTACCAGGATTTTCAGAACACGTCCATCATGAGTTCTCTCCATAACGAAGTCCCAGCTCCAGACGTGAATGGCATATTCCGGCCGCATTTGGATGCAGCTACCGTCGGCCAGCCACAGCCTTTCTCTCTTTGGATGTTTCATTGGTACCTTCAAGCCTTCTAGTTTCTAGATACGCTCCACCCGAGAGCGGCTCAGCGCCCAGCCTTGAGCTTCTAACATGGCGCGGATGCGTCGATAGCCGTAACGCCCATACTGGCTGGCGAGTTCGATGATGACTCCACTCAGCGGCGCCTCATCGGCGCGTGGTTGGGCAGCATAGCGAACCGAGGAACGGGAGAGATGGAGCGCTCGGCAGATACGCCGTTCAGCGTGGTGACCCAAACTCATTCTGACATGGGCCGCGGCCTGGCGGCGACGTGCCGGGCTCAGAAGTTTCCCCGGCTGACCTCGCGCAGTGTCTGGTTATCGATGACGGCATCCGAAAGCGCTAGGCGCAAGCGTGCATTTTCTTGTTCCAGCTCCTTCAGTCGTTTGGCCTGGTAAATCTTCAGGCCGCCATACTCCTTGCGCCAGCGGAAGTAGGTTTGCTCCGTCACGCCCAGTTGGCGGCTGATTTCAGCCACCGTTTTTCCTTGCGCAGACATGACTTCTGCCTCGCGCAACTTGTGGATGATGTCTTCCGATGTGAATCACTTCTTGGGCATGGTCTGACTCTCTTTTTCAATAGCATATGAAATTTCAAGTAGGACCAGGTTTTTCAGGTCAGGTCACCATGGATCAGAAAGGTATGATCGCCGCTGATGACGGTGTCGCCATGGCTGGTCTTGTCTCCAATGATGATGAATAGACGACTCATGATTACCCCGCCAGGTTAGACATGGCGTATAAGTGCTGCGCTGCTGTGCTGGCTTTGATGAGGGGTAACAGAATTTATTCCCAGCGCGCTGGAAAGTCGCTCTGATGGCTCCCGATGTTGTCGAAGGCCAGGGAAGTGAAGAGGGTGGAGGTTGAAAAGTTATCAAATAAGCAATTATATTGTCTTTTTCAGCCCGGCGCGCGCGGTTGCCCCCACCCCGCGCCTGCCCGCTACATAAGTCGGTTTTGACTCAGATTTGCATCACCTGCCGACGCCCGCCTATCTTGCCGCACCGGCTTAGCCGACGGGTAGCGAGACTGACGCATTTTGACGCACGATCGTTGGTTTTTCGCTATAGTCCGAGACGGACAGTATTGCTAGAATGCGCGCCCTGAGTGAGATATGAAATTGGCTGAGCTAAAGCGCGAGACGGTCAAATTTGGTAGTTACAGAGATTGGAGAAGCAGGAATGAATGCTGTCGAGTTATATGCTGGTGCAGGTGGGCTGGCGATGGGAGTAAGCCTCGCCGGCTTCAGTCCATTGGCAGTGGTTGAATGGGATAAGTGGGCTTGTGACACGATTCGAGAGAATCAGCGTAACGGATTCCCTCTTGTGAGCGAATGGCCTTTGTATGAGGGCGATGTCCGTTCTTTCGATTGGTCATCTATAAAAGAAGACGTTGACTTGCTTGCTGGAGGTCCGCCGTGCCAGCCATTCTCTATGGGAGGAAAACATAGAGCCCATGACGATTCTCGTGACATGTTCCCCGCGACAGTAGATATAGTGAGGCAATTACGACCCAAGGCATTTATTTTGGAAAATGTGAAGGGACTTACTCGTTCTTCTTTCGCAAATTACTACCAATATATCTTGCTTCAGCTAGAGTTTCCCGAGGTTCCTGCGCGGAAAGACGAGGAGTGGTTTGATCACTTTCTGCGACTTCAGGCAGAGCGAGCTAGTGGCAAGCAAAAAGGTCGCAAACTGACATATAACGTAGTGCCGACTTTAGTAAATGCTGCAAATTACGGCGTGCCTCAAAAGCGCGAACGAGTGTTTATAGTCGGATTCCGCTCTGATTTAAACATTCAGTGGAATTTCCCTGTATCAACCCATAGCTACGAGCGTCTCTTATTTGATCAATGGGTGACAGGAGAATACTGGGAGCGTCATGGAATTGCTCGCCGCGCGCGCCCTACTATGCCTCAGTCTCTTGAATCGAAAGTTCGCAAGCTAGCAGGCTTACTTATTCCGCCTGATTCGTTGCCTTGGCGCACTGTCCGCGACGCTATAGTTGGGTTGCCTGATCCATTGAGTCGTTCAGCTTCTAAGTTGAGTAACCATCGTTTCCAAGGTGGTGCCAAAGTGTATCCGGGGCATACCGGAAGCCCATTAGACCTACCTGCAAAGACGCTAAAGGCCGGTGATCACGGAGTCCCCGGAGGGGAAAATATGCTTGTCAATCCCGATGGGAGCGTGCGCTACTTCACTATTAGAGAGTCTGCCCGAGTTCAAACATTCCCTGAAGGGTTCCTGTTTCACGGCTCATGGACTGAAACGATGCGACAACTTGGGAACGCTGTCCCAGTTGCCCTTGGCCACATTGTAGCCCGCAGCGTAGGGGAGAGGCTAATCAGGAGAGAAATGCAGCGATTGGCTACTCAGAACGTAGTTGCGCGAGGTGCGGCGTGAGCGAGAGTAATATTGTTCCATTCAATCCCCTTGATAAAAAGAACCTAGGTGCAAGCGTGGCTGAAGCTATGCTTGAACAACCCGTGCAGCAACTAGGTAGTCTCAAGGCATTTAATGGCGTGGGTATTTACGCAATCTACTACACCGGAGATTTTGCTCCGTATCAACCACTTGTCGAACGAAATAAGGGGGGCCAATTCACAGCCCCTCTTTATGTTGGAAAAGCAGTTCCTGCAGGGGCCAGAAAAGGAGGCGTTCTGTCCGAGGTGAAAAGCCGCGCCCTATACTCTCGCTTATGTGAACATGCGGAAAGTGTGGCGGCAGTTTCAAACCTCAAGCTGGATGACTTCTTCTGCCGTTTTTTGGTGGTCGACGATATTTGGATTCCACTTGGTGAGTCACTTCTGATCACTAAGTTTGCGCCGCTATGGAATGCATTGATTGATGGTTTCGGGAACCATGATCCTGGCAAGGGACGATACAATGGATTGCGCCCGAAATGGGATGTACTTCATCCTGGCAGAGCTTGGGCCGATAAATGTGCTGTGCGTACTGAAACCCAGGAGCAAATTTCGCGGGAGGTTGATGAGTTTTTCCGCGCAATTCCTTTCCCCGCGTCTCATCACATTTTAGGTCCGGCACAGCAGCCTACACTTTCAAAATAGCGACGACATTGGTCTTCACACCAACGTACTCCAATCGCCCGCAGATGCGGGCGATTTCTTTTTGTATCAAAGCAGACTATTACTCGGCCTCATCTTTGCCAGCGGAACCGTTCGGGCAACAACTGGAGGTCATATCCTTGCTGTAATGGCTATACAAGGCAATCAAGACTTCGTCAGCAATTTTAGAAATGTCGCTGACCAACGTAGATATTGGGAAATTATCGGGTCGCCGCCACTGTACCCAGTTACAGCAACCCGTCTGGAAATCAGCATTTTCCCCGCATTGATTCCCTTCGGACTTAAGTAACACTTGCTAACTACGGATGAAAATTGAATGCGAGTAGATTCGGAATTATGAGCAACATGATTTCGTACTTTTCGCATATCCTCGTAAATTCCATCCAACTGCGTTCGCGTAGATAGAAAGTGGTCAGTCGGATCCATTATGTTTGCAATATTCGACTGAATTTTGGAAAGCATGGTCCATTCTAAGTAGCGCTGATTTCGGCGGACATTGTTCGCCAGAATGTAATTTCGAGCAGCGTCCTTTCCCCGAAAAGGCTGCCTTAACAAAGTTGCCGAAGTGCCATCCGCGTAAGTGGCCCCGCAAATGAGCTTTAATGCAATGACCTCAACCGCATGGTCAAGCTCATAGAACAACCTAACCATAATAGTCTCAGCTATTAGTTTCTGATACTCGATGGGCAATACGTCGGACTGGTCTCGAAGGCTTATAAGTCGAGAACTAATTGCCATGTATCGCTGGTAATCAATATTTAAACCAGCCATGGCCGACTAAAAGTATTGCTCCAAATATGCCGTACGTATCTTCCTAGATTTAATGCGCTGAGTGGAGGCGCTACAAGCTGCGATGAACTCACGATCATCGTCATCTTGAGCATCCTCGTCATTAAAAATGTTATCAATATGATTGATTACATCTGCCAGTGCCGATGCCTTTAATTTCGGTTTTTCGTCCATCAACAAAAACAAAGAAAAGAACAGCGGGGAGCGTGAAAATACAGTATCTCTAATAACGTCTTCGCCAATCTCACCAAGTTTTTCGAAAACCGACTTGAAGCGTTTCGCAATATCGGCTTCGTCAGGAAAATCAGCATCGAACTGGTTATAGAGGTCATCCAAACGGGTGGCACTAAAATCAGATAACCCATTCAACATGTTCAAGACAATATCAGAAACAAACTGTACTTCAAGCATGCGAGAAATGTCAGTTGCAGAAAATACTCCGCTGGCGCGCCAAAACTTCACGTATCGAGCAGCGGTACTCAGGCAGAATTGCTTGAAAGCTCCACTGAATCTCGCGTTTCTTTTTTCCTGCGTATTTAAAGTTTTGGATATTGAATTTAAACGACCAAAAATTTCAATAACGTCGGTCTCATCTGCATCGACCAATACACCAATTGGAACTTTGGTCATTTTTAAAGCCGTTCTCTGTGCGGAAGTCAGCTGACTACATAGGACCTTATTCTTGTGCTCAGGATGACGAGCTGAAAATTCATCCTCTAGGTATCCTAGCATTGCTCTAAATCGTTGTTGACCGTCAACTACTTCTTTAATACTCTTTTCTTTTTCGATATCGAGGTAGTGTCGGATATAGACAGTCGGAATCGGCTTCTGAACAAAAAGCGTATTAATCAGATACCCTTTTTGAGCTTCATTCCAGACGGAACGGCGCTGATACCAGGGGTCCAGTTTAAGCTCCCCGTTGCGATTCATATTTGAAATATCTTGAATCACAAGTGATTCATAATCTACTCGTTCCATAAGCCGAATTGTCCTTCATCATCTAGAGACGCCCGCCCCAAAAGCTGCGTCTTGGAATTTAAAAACCGACAGTCTTCGATTCTCATTAAGACTCGTCAATTAAATGAAGAGCCTGCTAATCTCTCCCTTGCCAATACATTCGGCGAAGAGGTGTTGGTACTTTACCATTGGCGCACATACTTTCGCTAATTCTGGGCTATTGGCTCGACTTAGGAGCAATGAAATCAAGTGCTTCTCAACAGCGCACGACAGCTTTTTAAATTGCCCACACGCTGACTCCTAATTCACTGGTTTCTTGAGGTTTAAGGCATTAGCGCGCCTAGTTCGTAATCAGATGCGCCGAATGAAAAAACAAAACGCCCGCAATCTGCGGACGTTTTGCTTACGCTGCGGATGTCCGCTTCTGACCGATAGCGGAAGTCTGTGCTCAACCCATTCCGGTCATCTGGTTACAATTAAATATTGTATGTGCCCGTAACGCTTGAGCAAAAAGTTAACGAGTTGCAGAGACAAAGCACCACAGGAAAGTGGCTTTTGTAGGCAAAGACGGTCTTGACGACCTAAACAGACTCAGATTTACCGAAAAAATGTCTTAGCTCGCTTTCAAACAGGAGGACTACGTAATTCAAGTCTGGTGGCAGGTCACTCCGGTATCGGACATCATCTTGCTTAGCAAAATATGCAAGCTCCCAGCGGATATGCTCAATTGCCCAGTTAGGCGTCCCTCTGAACCACTCGGTACGTTCGCCGTAATAATCGATGATGCGCCGGTCACTAATGCCTTCGTGAAGCATTGCCTCCACGCTTTTTGCGCTACCAAGGCGTGCTGGGATGAAGAAAGCTCCCTTAATCATCATATACGGGTCGCCGGTATGCAGATTGCTAAAGCGACGAAATGGCCCCTGCGGGTGCCCATTTGTTTTGCCGAGCTTGAAGCGGTTGTAGTCGGAAGAGGTCTCAAGCACGTAAATCCAACCACCAGGTGGCAGCGTGTACGTCAAATCATCAATAGGTGAATTGGTCTTGTGTAATGCATTCCAGTCATCGTCCAAGTACGATATCTTTTCCCCCATATTGCTATCCCTCAATGCGTGTCAAAGCCTGCTAATGGCTGAATGTGATTGTGGACGATTGCAGCCATCGCAAACTGTATCAGGATCGGTCACAACGTTTACATCCCGCAGCGAAAATTCCGCTCCGCAATTTCAAATCAAGTAGCATCCAAACTGGTCTTTCGAGCGGCCAATTTTCGGAGTTGTGGAGAAGGAGACGCATAAGTCATTGATTATTATGGATTTGCTTGCGGATCCGTAATCGATAGGGCGGGGGGACTAAGCGAGCTTCACTCTCTGTCTCTGAATAACAAATCCCGCCTAGGATTTCGAGAGACAATCCCCGCTTTCTTGCTGGGGAATATTTTGCCCAAATCAGTGCAAAACCGCGAATTAGCGCACTGTATGCGTAACCAGTGGCCCGCGTCGGATGGGGCTTTGCGGCGTTCCGTCAATATACGCTTTTGACTCATAATCCGTTGGTGCCGTGTTCGACTCACGGGGGGGCCACCAAAAAACTCTGAGAAATCAGACATTTACACCACTCTTCGGAGTGGTGTTTTTGTTTCCGCATCCTGCTGTGACCAAAACGTGACCGTTTCCGCGTGGTGCGCCAGGTGGGAGGGAGCGAGGTGGGCATAGCGCTGCACCATGTCCAACGTCTCCCATCCACCCAGGTCCTTGAGCACCAGCAGCGGCGTGCCGGCCTGCACATGCCATGACGCCCAGGTGTGGCGCAGATCATGAAACCGGAAATCTGTGATCTGCGCCGTGGTGCAAGCTCGCTTGAAACAGCGGTCATCGATCTGGCTGATCTTGCTGGGTTTGCCGTCCTTCGTCGCCCGCTCAAAAACATACTGCTGTGCCGTCTTTAGCCGGCGCTCGATCACCGCCAGTGCATCGGCGTTGAGCGGCACGGCCCGGGCATATCCGGACTTGGCCTCTTCAGCGATCACCCAGGCATTGCGGTTTGCTAGATCCACATGCTTCGGCTCTAGTGACAGCAGCTCGTCGGCGCGCATGCCGGTGGCCACGGCCACCAATGCGATATCACGCATCCATTCAACCGAAAGCGCATCGATCAAGGCTTTGATGACTGGCCTCGGCTCGAAGCGCACCCGCTTGTCCGGCTCCTGGAACTTGCTCAGTTTCGGCGGCCGGCTGATCCAGCCCCACTCTGTGGCGAGGGTCAGGATACGTTTGATGGTGGCCAGGTATCGATTCTTCGTGGCCGGCGTTACTGGTGTTGCCTTCCGGTGCCTGTGCGTCGTGTGCGTTGGCAACTTCTGGAGGATGCTGCCTGCAGTTAAAGAACGGATCGGGGTGGAAGCCCCGAGGGCGGCACGCCAATACATCACGTGCCTCACCTTCGTTTCATAGTCGCGCTGGCCTTCTGCCAGCTTCAGCATGCCCAGTGCGGCCTCGTCGAAGGTGTGATCAGGTTCCTCACCCAGCTTGGTGGATCGCCACAGGTCGGCCTTTACTCGGTCGTGGAGTTCTTGCGCGGCTTGTTTATCCGTCGTGCCAGAAGAGCGTCTAATTCGCGGGACGCCTGGCGCGCGGATGTCAATCCACCAGATGCCTGATGAGGGATTTTTGCGGATTGGCAATTGTTTTCTCCTGCAACCCGCAGCGGTAGCCGGGTCACATTGTTGCGTTTCTCACTGAGTTCCGCAAGGCGGGAAGGCCAGACGCGCCAGACGCGCGATCCAGGCAAACGGAATCCGATCTGCTCGCGCATGGCGAAGACCGTGCTGTACGAGAGTCTTAGTTTTTCTGCGACCTCATACAGAGTCAGGGCGGTTTCGCACGTCATGGCACAGTTATGGCTCTGCATCGCCGCATCACTTCAGCGCACATTTCATCCGCTGATTTCATGCAGCTTTGAATAATCCTGTCGTAATGTCCGAAGTCTTCATTGCGCTTGCGTATCAATGAATCCATGCCGGACATTGCTTCGCGCAACTCGATCTGCGTTATGCGCATGGCATTTTGAAGTTCTTCGTTGGTGAAATTGCTATAGTTCATCGGTGCCTCCAAACAAAAGCCATTGAGGTGTTACAAGAAGTGCGGCAGCTACTGCATCCAGGCGAGCGCGCTTCGGTGCGGTGTCGCCGCGCTCCCATTGCTGTACCGATTGCCAAGATGAGCAGCCTGTCAATTTCGCCAGGTCGGCCTGTGACATCTTTAGTTCTAAGCGCCTGGCTTTAATGCGCGCATGGATACTATTTGTCATCACTTACTTTCCGCGTCGAGACCCCCAGAAGCGCGGCAGCGGCCTTGATGTTCATGGTGTCGCTCATGGCTTGTCCTTCGCGGCCAGGGCAGAGCAGTGGCAGCCGTGGCCCTCGTTCTGCGGGCAGCATTGCGGATCGCTGGTGCAGTCCACTGGGCGCACTTCTTTTGCTTGCTGGCAGAGTGCGGCGCGGGCTTGCCATGCGCGCCATTCGCACTGAACCTCGAATATCGAATACTCGTCAGGATTGGATTGATCGCGGCTGAAAAAGCCTTGAGAACCCGGAACCGTGTCGGCAGCAAACCACTTCTCAAACGCTTCCCGCTCATCCGCCACCGGCTGCGCCACCGCTGGCGACAGGTGCGCATCCTTGTGAAGCCGATTTGCAGGCTGGGCTGGTGCATCATGGTCGGTGCGGTCGCCAATCAGGTCGATCAGGCGTTTCGCAGCACCAATACGCATGCGCGGATCGACCTTGTCACCGATGCCGCACGCGGCCAGTTCGTCATCGATGACGGCCTCGCAATACACGCCGATGGCGTCCCACAGCGCATTGATCGGCATAGGCTTTGCCATCACCGTGTCGGGACGAACATCGGGCGGTGTAGGTTCAGGCTGCGCCACCGCTGGCGAGCGGGACGCATACAGTAATCGCCCGATCAAATCGGCCCAATGCACGCGCCATTCGATCATCGGACCGTACTCATCAGCCCCCATGATCTTTCCTACAGCCACAGGCCCTGCTGCGAGCGCATGCCCGATGATCGCGCTGACCATGGCCAGCATGTGGTCCTCGCACGCGTCCACCGCGAACTTGTCCAGTGCTTCGCGCACTTCCGGAATGTCGCAGATGCGCTGCGCTTCCGGCCAGCTGATGGGGATGGTAGTCATGCGGTGACCCTCCGCAAGCAGACTTCCACCACACGATTGCACTGCGCGATGTCGAACCATCCGACGTGGCAATGGTTCACGTCCTCGATGCCCAACTCCTTGGCCAGCCATGCATATGCCTCGTCCTTGGTCATTTCTCCGTCTTCCCACAACGGGGCGAATACCGCCTTGGCGCGCTTGCGGGCATTGCGCGTGGCCTTGTCAGCCATCGTGCCCAGCGGGATATCGGTCTTGGGATGGATGCCGACATAGCTGTCGCAGTCGGGCGTCTGGCACATGTAGGCGAATGGCCACTTGCCATACTGGCGGCCGTAGATCGTCTTGTTGTCGACGAGGCCCACAGTGCCCTTGCAGTATGGGCATTCGGTGGGGATCGGCAGCGGGTTCTTCACCAGCAGGGCCTGCTTGGCTGAAGGCTTGAATTGGATTGTGCGCGCCATTATGCAGCCTCCCGCAGTGCCTCGATCACGCCGTTGGCGATCCAGAACGAGGAGAAGGTGGGCGGGAGCTGGGCGGGCAGCTGCTTGAGCGTGCCGAATACCAGCGCGGTTTCGATGTGGCCTTCCTCTGCCAGTGAGTGCAACCAGTTGATGGCGTCCGAGCGACCCGGCAGGTCCAGCACATCGAAGCGATCCAGCATGAGGACGCGCAGGCCGGTCACCTGGGCCACGGCGTGGGCGATCATGGCATCGGTGCGCCACTGCTCGGATTCCGAGAGCAGGCCATACGCGCGGCCGCCGGCGGTGATCGCCATATCGGCATCGATATAGACCGAGGCCCAGCCGCTGAAGGCCGCCGAGGCAGTCAGGGCGCTGTTGATCGGCTTCAGTGCCTCTGCCAGCAGCTCGCCGGGGATGCCATCAGGTGCGCACGCATCGGCCACGGCCAGCCACGCCTTGACCTCTTCGTGTGCCTTGGTGGCCTGCTCGGTCAGTTTGTCGGCTGCGTCCAGGGCACGCTGCGCAACAGCGGCCGCCTCGATCTCTTCGGTCATCTTGGTCATGCTGGTGCGCAGGGTGGAGACGCGCTGTTCCAGTTCGGTGATGCCGGCGGCGTGGTCGGTCTCGAAATCGGTCTGCGCTTCCAGCTCGGCCAAGCGCTGGTCGGCACCGGTGGCCGCATCGAAATCACGCTTCAGGTTCTTGACGCGGTTCTGCAGCACCTCCAGGCCGCGCTCGTACTCAGGAAGCGAATTCTTGGCTTCGGTGTCGACCTCGCCTGCAGGCTTGATTTCGCCGTGCAGATTCTCGTACGCATCCAGCGCGACATTGGCGACCTGATAGGGGACATCATCTTCGCCGGTCGATGGCACGGTGAAGACTTCGCGCAGGCCGTGCAACGCATAGGCCAGGTCATGCACCAGACCCAGCGGACGACCGCCGACGGCGCGCTGGCGCATGGCCACCACTTGCGGCTCATACTCGGCCAGCTCTTCTTCGGCGCGCTTCAGGTTCCCGCTCACGTTCGGCGCGGACTTGGACTGTGCCTGCAGTTCGGTGCGGCGCTGCTTTGCCTGCGCCTGGGCATTGTGCTTGGCACGGGCCTCCCCGATCTTGCCATTGATCTGGTCAATCTCCTGGCGAACCTTGGCAACGTCTTCGGCGGTGTGCGCCACGGCCGGCACGGTCGGCTTCTCAGCCTTCCAGCCCTCACTGGCCACGCCACCCCAGTGCGCATGCGTGATCTGCTGCCAGGCACCTTTCTTTTTCTTCGCCTCTTCAGCCGCGAAGTCCTTGCCGGCCGGGAAGCCGGTGCGCAGGATTGGCATGACCGTGTTCACCATCTGCGGATCGAGGTTGCGCGCCAGCAGGCGCTTCTTGATTTCCTCGGGCGACAGCTTGGTCCCGCTGATGGCAAAGAGGAACGCGCGGCGTTCGTCATCCTTCATGGCAGCGAAGCGCTGACCGTTCAAGGCCACGCCAATGGCCGCGCCAGTGGGCAAACCATCCGAGACCTGGGATGCGCCCTTGGGCAGGTTGAATGCGTAGCTGCGGCCGTCATCCAGGCCGACCAGCACGCCGCCTGCCTTGGAACCGGTATGCACCAGCGCGGGATATTCCTTCTTCAGCTTGGCACGGACGACCTCACCGCTGATGGCCATGCGCACCGCTTCCTGGATGCTGGACTTGCCCGAGCCGTTACGGCCGGCGATCAGGGCCACAGGGGTATGCAGTTTGATGTCGACGGTGCGCGCGCCCAGGATGTTGTCTACTTGCAGAGTGGTGATTTTCATCGCAATGCTTCCTTGTTGTTGTCGAGGTGGGCCGCGCTGGGCGGCCGTCCTGCTGGTTATTCGACTTGGTACTGGCCCTGGCCAGCTGGTCCGGGCTGATCGACCTCGCGGAAGTCCGAATCCTGGCCGCTGTTGTCAGCGTCCTCATCCTGCGACAGGTCGCCTGCCTGGTCATCGTCGCCCGCGTCTTGATCTGGCTGGCCGCTGAAGTGCTCTTCCAGGGCCAGACGCTGATTCTTCTTGCCCTGCTCGATCTGGTGCTGCTTGGCCTTGTCCGGAGGAATCAGGCTGATTTGCACCTCCAGGCCCAGCAATTTGCGCAGCTTGTCGATGTCACCCGGGTTGTCGTGGCCGCGAATGATGAAGCACATTTCCACGATGGCCTTGTCCTTGATCTTGAAGGTGATCTTGTTGACCTTCACGTCCACCATGGTGACTTCCGAGGGGCCGCCGGTGCCGATATGGACCACGAAGGTGTAGCCTTCCAGATCCGCCTTCCACGGGAAGCGCGCGAAGCCGGGAAACTTGGGCTTGGGCAGATAGTTCTCCGACACGATCAGGTCTTGCTGCGGGGTGTCGGCCACTACGTAAAAGGATTCCTTCAGGCCAATGGCGAACTCGTCGAGCACGTCGTTGGCCACGTCGGTAGTGATGCTGATATCGCAGGCACCGACAGGGTCCTTGCCTTCCTCGGTTTCGGTGCGCAGATCCACGCTGATGATCTTGACCATGTGGGTTTCGAGTTGGAACATTCGTTTCTCCGTAGTTGCGGGGTGGTGGTGGGCGATCAGGGGGCGGCCAGGGTGTTGCGGTCCTGCAGCGCGAAGAAGATGACGCGGCAGGCAGCCACATCGGCACCCGCGTCGTGCGCGTTCTGCAGCGGCTGGCCGGTGAAGAACTCATAGGCCTCGGAAAGCTTCGGCTGCTTGGGATTGTTACGGCCAGCCGCCTTCATCTTCTCGGTCGGTGGCAGGTTCACGATCGCAGTGGAAGCCGTGCAGGTGCAGAAGGATTCGCCATCCTTCCAGTGGTCTGCGAAGGCAGGATCACGGTGGCGCATGCACGCGATACGCACCAGGCGCGCGTCGAATTGTTCGTTGTGTGCGATGCGGCCATGCGTGGCCAGGGCCCACATGCTGAAGAACATGTCCAGCACCACGGATGCATCCAGGCCGAACATGGCGGCGCGCTCGGTGCTGACGCCGGTCAGCGCTTCCACCTCGGGCGGAATGATCCAGCCGGCGGGCTTGATCAGCTGGCTCATGCTGGCGATCGTGCGGCGGGTGTCCAGGTCCACCAGGTCGGCGGCCAGCTGGAAAATATGCGGCTGGCGGGTATCCTCGGAAGGTTCCCGGAAGAGCCGCAGGCCGGTGGTTTCGGTGTCGTAGAAGAGAGCGGTGCGCATGGTGGTAGTCATCCTTATTCAGCGTTGTAGGTCTGCTGCGGCTTGGCGCGGCGGGTGGTGGTGCCGGCGGCTGCCGGCTGATTGGCGAGCACTTCCTTGCGCTCGCGGTAGAAGGTGCGCAGCTCTTCCTGCTGGGCCTGGTCGGCCACCTGGTTGATAAGATCGGCGGCCACGTCCAACACGTCGATGTCCTTGGCGTTTTCCAGCGAGTCGCGGACTTTGGCGTAAGACAGGCCATCGTCCTGGCCGCCGCCATCCTGCTGCTGGCCCTGGGTTGCCTGCTGGCTGGTCTCACCAGCAGGGCCGGCTGCCGTGCCGGTTTGGGCTGCCCCAGTTTTCTGCTGGGGACTTTCGGGGGAGTTCTGATTGCCCTGGTCATCGAATTCGGCAGGATCCCGGCGACCAGTGCCCTGTGGCATGCTCACCGACGCGGACGAGGACAGCTGGCCGCCCACCTCGCCGGTTTCTGGATCGACCTGGCCGCTGGGCGCGTCGTCTGGCAGGAACTGGAAGTCGCCGTCAATGATGCCCATGCCCTGGTCCTTGCCAGCTTCCGCCAAGCTGTCGATGGCGACAGCGCGCTGGAACTCGATCGACAGTGGCAGGTATTTGGCGAGACGCCGGATGACCGTCTTGCGGCCCATCTCGACGAAGTGATCCCACCAGGGGCCATCCTTTGGGATACGCTTGCCGGTCTTCTTGCCCCCGACCCATTCATCCTTCATGGCGGCCTGGCTGTTGCCGCGGATTTCCTCGACCTGCTGACGGCTCATGAACTCGAAGGCGTAGCCGCCACCAGTCAACTTGGCCACTGCGTAGAACCCGACCACTTCGCCGCGAGCGCCCATGGCCGGCGTGTGATTCAGCTTCTCGTCAATGCCATAGACCAGCTCGAACTTGTCGTTCTCGCAGACCTCGTGAGCGGCGATGCTCACGATCTGTCCGGAACGGCGGGCTAGGTCGATCAGGCCCTTGTAGCCGATGATGACCTGCACCGACTTCACCCAGCGTTCGCCGCCGTTGTTGTCCTTGCGCTTGGTGTTGAAAGGGACGAGATAGGCGTGGCCCAGCACCGTATTCGGCTCCAGGCCCATCTGCGCGCATTGGCCGATGGCACCGACGAGCGAAGGAACGTCGCATTCCAGGAGCGCAGGCGTCGTGGTGGCCGCGATCTGCGCGACTTTGAGAAGACGATCGGCATTCAAGTGGGCCGGCAACATCTTGGCGATATCGTCCTTCTTCTGCGTCAGGAAATAGGCGATCTGATCCTTGGGGCGCATGGAATTGATCTCGGCAGGGGTCTTGCGCTGCGCCTGCTGCTGCATGGCGGTGATGGTGGTGCTGGACATGCTTTCTCCTTTTCGGGGGATAGATGGGTGATGGATGCCGGATCAGCGGCGGTAGCGGCAGGTGCCGAAGTTCGGGCAATACTTCTCGCCACAGAGCATCGAGCGGGGATTGCCGAAGAAGTCGCCGGACTGGATCAGGCGTGCGGCATGCTGTAGGACACCGGGGGATTCTTCGGTCCCTACGAGGGCCTGTCGTGCTCCATGAACCTCACCGATGCCGCTGCGCTGCGAGGCAACGGTCTTGCCCGTGCTCAGCCCGATGATCTGCGCGGGCGCGGTGATAGCCAGGCCGCTCGAGTGTTCGGCCAGTAGCTCGTAGACGCCAAGTTGGAAGGCGTGGCCAGCGGTCTTGACCACTCCGTCAGCACCGACGGCGGTCTTCCCGGTCTTGATATCGCTGATCCCATAGCCGTCGGCAGTCTTGCGCACGCGGTCGGTGGTGCCGGTCAGGGCGATGCCCAGGTCGGCGATCTCAAGCCGTTCGCAAGAGAGCTCCACGCCGGCATATTCCTGATGCGGGGCAATCTCCATGCAATAGCGGGTATGGAGAGCCAGTGCGATGCGTTCGGCTTCCTGGGGCTTGTCGTCGTCCCAGTCCACTTCCTGTTCCGGATGGTGGATAGCGTCCACCACGGCACCGGCCGCATCGTCAGCGCTCACCGGCGTCCCACCAGGCAGACGGCTGGAGTCATAGACTGCGGTACCGGCATGCACGGCAGTCCCCAGTAACGCGGCGCCGGACGAGGGCAGGGTCTTGCCATCGATGTGCTTGGCGGCCCATCTCGCTGGGCAATCGAAGAGTTCGCTCAGCGAGCTGGCCCGAATGGAAATGATGGATTGCCTCACGGCTGTTCCTTAGAAAAAGTTGAGATAGGGGTGGCCAGCTGCGCCAGCTCGGCGGCCGGGAACTTGTGGACGAGGCGCTGGTTCATCTGCAGCAGGCCGGCTTCCTCGGCGCGCCGGTCTGAGTCGGTCATCAGCAGGATCACGCCGATCATCAGCGCAGCACCTGCATAGGCAAGGGCGGTGGAGCGCTTCATTCCGTGGACTCCACATAAGCCGGCGGCACCGTGGACAGCGGCGCACGCAGCGCTTCCTGGATCAGGATCAGCATCAGGATGGCACCGGCCACGAAGGAAGCGCCGTACAGCGCCCAGGTGGCGCAGCGCTTCGCCACGCTCAGCACACGGCGGCGCAGGCTGATATTGATTTGGTAGCGAAGAAGGGAGGCGCGGCGTTCAGGGCCGCTTTGGCATTGGCCGATCATGGTCGCCACCTCAATATCCGAGAGCGGCGCGCGCAGCGGCCAGGGTGGCAGGGACGACCTCGCGTTCAACAGTCACCGAACCGGTGATCGTGTTGACGCATTCGCAGGAAATGGTGAGAGTGCCGTCGCCGTTATCAACGGTCGGCTCTGCTGGGTAATGACTGTCGATCCAGCGGATCAGTTTTTTGATTGACATCGCTCGCTCCAGTGGGTCGGTTCGGGGAACCGTTGTAATTGGCTACAACTGGAGATTACAACCAACAACCACCTATTGCAAGTGCTAGTTGTAATTGAGTCGAAAAAAATGCCCGCTCGACGGCGGGCACGTTTCGAATTTTATTGAGGTATCACGTCGACTTCGCGAATCTGGCCATTTCGGAACAGTCTGAATCTGTATTTGCCGTCGACCGGCTGCGCGTCGCGGAGCACCTGGCCTGCCGTGGCCTCGCTTGCCAGGGGCGTGCCGTTGAGGCTCAGGAGAATATCGCCTTCAAGGATATTGGCATTGAAAGCCGGCGACCCCTCTCTGACGACGTCTACCATCACTCCAAAGTTACTTTCGATGCGCCGCTTCATTTCTGGCGTTAGGTCAACAAGCCAGACTCCGAATTTTGGCTTTACCTTGGTGAGTGCCAGGAATATCGCGCTGTGATCGTAGCGATCCACACTAGCGGAATATGGGATGACTTGCGTGCCGTATGTTGTGCTGGTCCCACTGTAGGTAGCAGCGCCATACCCGTTTCTAACGGTACCGCTGTTAAAAGTTGTGGATGTAGTTGGAACAGAGTAGGTCGAGTTGATAACGCGAGTCTCTGAAAATGAGGAAGATGCCAGGACCAGCTGTGCGCCGACCTTCTTCGCCTGCACGGTCAGCTGCGAATCGCTTGCTGCCGGGCCGTTAAAATTTGCCTCTCCAAATGGTACATATCCCTTTGCGCGTGCCGTCCGTATTGCGTCTTTCAGATCGTTCACATGAACCACTTTTGGAGTCTGCCCATCATTCAATAGGGCAAGGCTCTTGATCTGATCATCAGACAGCCGTTGTGTGTAGAACTCGCTATATCCGTTACTGGCGCAACCAGATAGCAGCATTACAAAGCTTAAAAAAAACTTTTTCATGTTCGCTCCCCTTATTGCAATTGTGCGCACGCAATCTCAAACGTAGCTCCGTACCATTCGTCTCGCGAGAAATTCACAAAATATGGCCGTGCTACGGTATTGATCGACTTATGTCCTTGCCAGAATTGTCCAGTGAAATAGGCGGAGCTTAGAAACTTCTTCTCCCTATTCCTGCACACTAACTCGTAGTTCTCAAAGCCAGAATGCCCGTAATTTTCATTGAACGCGCCAATTAGCGGTTCATCGCAAGTACGGTAGACGGTTAGATATGTCTTTCCATTATCCATTCGAACTGGTGCTGCCGCATATATCTGGCATTGCCCTGGATTATTTCGGAACTGCATCTGTGGTAAGTACTCACCTGCGATAGCGCTTGCTGACCATACTATCGACAGCAAAGGTCCGAGAAATAATTTCATCATTCCGGTACCCATTTTCCTATCGCTACACCCACGATTTGTGCATTTCCATTTATTTCGATGAACTGCTTAGGCCAGTTCGGATTGAGGGCCTTGAGCATCTTCGTCCCGTCCGGATCGATGATCAGTTGCTTGAAAGTTGCCTTGTTATCGTCGGTCAACTTCACCACTACCATGCTGCGATTTACCGGCTCTTTCAAAGGATCTACAGCAATGAATTCGCCAGGCGCGTACGACTTTGGCCCCGCAGGGTTGTAGTTGCTTTCCCCAACAATCTCCAGGACAAACGCACTTTCACTATGATCGAAGGGGCAGTGGATCCAGTCCTGAGCATCATCGAACGTCACTGCCGGATCCATCTCAGTCCAATCCCCCGCCTGGACCCATGAAATCAACGGAATGCGGCCACCGCGCATCATGCGCTTTACGCTTTCCCCAATCCGGCCATAGGGCTTCTTCTTGACGGCACCTTCCTCGACAGCAGTCTGAGGGCTGACCTCAAATTCCGTGCCTGCAGTGAGGTCGCTGTACAGCATGCCCAGCGCATCAGCAATTTCTTTCAGCCGATCGAACCGAGGCTTGCTCCCGCCACTTTCCCATTTTTGGACGGCCTGGGGCGACACGCCGAGAAGGCGTGCAAGGTCGGACTGGTTTATGCCCCGTTTTTCACGCTCTTCAGCGATACGGCGGCCGATCTCATTTATCTGCATGACCGGAATCGTACAAGTATAGGTTGTAGCACGCATTGCAAAAATTGGTTGAAAAAGACGGTTGTAAGTTGTAGAGTCTGGTTGTAACTCACTCTGAGACCACAACCATGGACACGAAAAACGCTATCGAAAAAGCCGCCGCCCACGTCGGCGGGCAGTCTGCCCTTGCGCGGCTGCTGGGCTGCACACCCCAAGCCGTTTCCAAGATGTGCAGCACCGGACGAGTTCCGGCTGAGCGCGTCATCGCGATCGAGCAGGCCACTCAAGGAACCGTCACGCGGCAGGACCTGCGCCCCGACCTCTATCCCGCCGAGGCCACGCCATGACCACCGCCGCAGAAACATCATCCCCGGGTGATGCGGAAAGCACACGCAAGGCTGCAGCACAGATTGAGGGGGAGGTTTTGCGTCGGCTTGCCGAGGTGAAACAGACCCATGCAGCCGAGTGCATGGGCGTGCATGCGAGCACCGTGAGCCGCTTTGTGGCAGAGGATCTGCCGAAGGCGGCGCTGTTCCTGGCTGCTATCGGGTTCCAGGTCGCGCCGGCGGACGCCATGCTTTTCAGCGCGGAGAAGATTGCCGTGCTGGAGGACATCGCGGCCGACTACTTCACCGCCAAGCGCGCAGCGCGAAGGGGCAGAGCATGAAGAGCAATCCCGCAGTACGCGAATGCATCATCGCCTTCCTGGAAGAGCATCCCGCCAGCCCGATGGGCGACATCATCAAGCACGTGACCGACCAGGGCCTGTCTACCGAATTCGGCGTTCCGTCTACCATGCGCAATCTTGTCGCCTGGGGTTCCGTCAGGGTCGATCGCGCCAAGTACGGACATTTCCGCTATTCGCTGACCGAAGACGCGCGCACCGTGCGCCATGTGCATGCGGAACGCTTCGAGGTGCCCGCCGAGCTGGCCGGGCCGATCCTGCCGCCTATGGCCTGGTCCGTGCGGCATTTGCTGGGGGCTGTGTGATGGTGGCCGTTCTCTTTGCCCGACAGGACAGCATCTACAAGACCTTCGCGGACTGCGACGTATATGACATAGACCGCGATGCGCGGACATGGCCAGGCGGAGAGCCTGTGGTGGCGCACCCACCGTGCCGCGCATGGGGAAAGCTTCGCGCATTTTCAAAGCCTCGCCCCGATGAGGCAGCGCTATCTCCGTGGGCGGTAGAGCAAGTGCAGCGCTTTGGCGGTGTAGTAGAACATCCCGCCAGCTCCAGCCTGTGGCCATTCTGCAATTTGCCTTCGCCTGGCGAGCGCGATTCCTTCGGTGGCTGGACGCTTGTTATCGATCAAGACTGGTTTGGTCACAAGGCAGAAAAGCGCACGAAACTCTATATCGTCGGCGTGCTTCCAGCGGACCTTCCAGCTTTCCCCATTCGCCTGGAAGAGCCGTCGCATGTACTTGCATCTGACAAGCGCATCGGGCCAGGACGTTCATCCCGCCGTGTCCGCAAGGGCGATCCGGGCTGGCGCCCCGAGGTAACCAAAGCCGAGCGCGAGCATACCCCGCCACTCCTGGCCGAATGGCTCGTTGAGTTGGCGCGGCGCGTCCAATTGCATAGGGCGGCGGCATGAACAATATCACCAGACCGGTCCTGCGGTATCACGGTGGCAAGTTCCGCTTGGCACCGTGGGTCATTCAGCATTTCCCGCCGCATCGATGCTATGTGGAGCCGTTCGGCGGCGCGGCCGGAGTCCTGGTCCAGAAGGACAGGGCCTATGCCGAGGTCTACAACGACATGGACGGCGACATCGTGAATCTCTTCCGCGTGCTGCGTGAGCCAGGGCAGTGCGCTCGCCTCATCCAGCAGCTACAGCTGACGCCTTACGCCCGCGATGAATTCGACGCAGCTTATGAGCCTGCGGACGATCCGATCGAACAGGCCAGGCGCACCATCGTGCGCGCAGAAATGGGATTCGGGTCAGCTGGGGCCACCAAAGGCAAGACCGGGTTCCGCATTGACACCCGCCGCAAGTACGGTACTGCGCAAGACCTGTGGGCTCGCTTCCCAGAATCTCTCGCTCGAGTGTGCGAGCGCCTGTCAGGCGTGATGATCGAGAACAGGCCTGCTCTGACCATCATCGATCAGCATGATGCGCCCGATACCCTTTTCTACGTCGATCCTCCCTATGTTCTGGAAACACGCTATGTCGGTGCCAAGCACGGCCGGTACTACGCCCATGAAATGACGGACCAGGATCATCGTGAGCTGCTGGAGCGCTTGAACTCCCTGCAGGGCATGGTCGTTTTAAGCGGCTACGCCAATGGCCTGTATCTGGATGTCTTGGATGGCTGGCACATGGTCAGCACCGAGGCACGTATCTCCGCCGCACGTGGTACCGCTCTTCGCACGGAATGCCTGTGGCTCAATCCCGCCTGCTTGGTCGGTCTCGATCGCGGCAGCATTTTCAGACAGGCGATCGCATGAACTACTACGAACACCACATCGGCGACTATGCCGAGGCCACAGCGCATCTGTCCTTCGTGGAGGACGCCGCCTATAGCCGCCTGATCCGCAAGTACTACGCGCAAGAGAAGGCCATGCCGGCCGATCTGAAGGCGGTACAGCGCCTGGTCGGCGCACGCACAAAGGAAGAGAAGGAAGCGGTCGAAACCGTCCTTGAAGAATTCTTCGAACTGCGGGAAGACGGTTGGCACCAGTCTCGCTGCGATGAAGTGATTTCCAAGTACATGGAGACACAGCCCGAGCGCGAAGCGAAGAAAGAGGCCGAGCGCGAGCGGCAGCGCAGGACGCGCGAACGGCGCAAGCAGCTATTCGAGGCGCTGCGTTCGTACGGGATTGTTCCTGACTTCAGCGCAACCATGACCCAGCTGCAAGACATGTTGTCACGCGCAGAGTCACAGGCCGAGTCACACTGTGTCACGCGTGATGTCACGCCCCCTGTCACGCGTGACAACACGGCTACCCAGACACCAGACACCAATCACCAATCACCAGACCCCAAACAAGAAGCGGTAACAGCCAGCGATGACTCAACCGGAGTAGGGGCCGGACTTTCCCAGGCTGGCACCAAGCCCACGGCAGGGGAGATTTCCATCGTCATGCGCCGAGCTGGCGTCATGTCGCAGCCCGCTGACCCGCGTGTGATGGCCCTTGCCGAGCAAGGCGTGAGCCTGGAGACCGTGAAGGCTGCCTGCGAAGAAGCGCGCCGCAGCAACCCGAATGAGTCCGTGGGCCCCGGCTACGTCGCGAAAATCATTCAACGCTGGGCCCGAGAAGCCCAGGCCATGAACGTCGCCGGTGCGCGCCCACCGTCGCAGCAACCGACCAGCCGTGACGCCCAGCGCGCCGGCGCAATGAATTCCATCGGCTTAGGAGGCCACCATGACGAACAACCTCTCACCATCGATGCAGCAACAGGCGACTTCAGCCGCTGACCCCATGGAGTGGCTTTTCGCGCAGCTCCACGGCAAGTACGGCACCGCGTTCACCGGCAAGTACGGCTCCGGCCAGATGGTCGACGGCAAGGACACCGGGCTGGAAAACACGAAGGCCGTCTGGCGTGAGGACTTCCGTGCAGCTGGTCTGCGCAGCCTGGGCGATCTGCGCCGTGGTCTCGCCGCTTGCGGCAAGTTCGTGCCCACCGGCCCGGAATTCATCGATCTGTGCCGTGCCGTGCCCAACGTCGATGCCGCCATGCAGGAGGCTGTCGCCCAGCTCCACGCACGCAACAGCGGCCAGGACGTCTGGTCCCATCCCGCCGTGTTCTGGGCTGCACAGTCGGTCGGCTACCACGACATGACCACGTTGTCCTCCAGCGCACTGCGCCCGCGCTTCGCCGCCGCTCTCGACCAGGTTCTGCGCCAGCCCAGCATCAAGCCCGTGCCGCCCATGGCCCGCCCCGAATACCGCTTGGAGCATGCCCCAGTCAGCGCCGAGAAGGTGCGCCACGCCAAGCAGGCCATCGGCCAGTACCTGCACGAAATGCTCAAGCCCACCGGTGCCCCCGTGGACGGCCTGCGTTGGGCAAAACGGATCGTAGAACGCGAACGCCTCCAGCCCGGAAGCGTTTCCTTGTACCAACTTCGTGAGGCCCAGCAGGCGCTTGAAGCAGCCTGCGAGCCCGCATAACCCCGCGCGTGCGCGCGCGTTTGCAGCACCAACCACAGGAGAAATCGCATGTCCATCATCACCCCTACCGTCGGCCGCGTCGTTCTGTTCCGCCCTGGTCCCAATTTCACCGGCGTGGCACCGAGCGACGGCTCGCCGCTGCCCGCGCTGATCTCGCGTGTCTGGAGCGATCGCATGATCAACATCGGCGGCTTCGATGCCGACGGCAAGCCCTTCAGCGCCACCAGCGTGCCGCTGATCCAGGGCGATGAGCCGGAAGGCCAGGTGCTGCCGCAGTTCTATGCCGAGTGGATGCTGTACCAGAAGGATCAGGCAGCCAAGATCCAGGTGCTGGAGAAGCAAGCGGCCGTCGAGGTCATTCCGTCGAGCAGTTACGTCGAGCAGAACGAAGCACACAGCGTGGCATACAGCGCCGCCAACCAAGTCCCGTACAGCGGCGATCCGGAGAGCTTCGCCAGCGCTGTGGCCATCGTCTACAAGAACACCAAGGCAGAGATTCTGCGCCCGGGGACCGCAGGCAAGTCCACGGTCTGACCACCACCATGCCCGGCTCCGGCCGGGCAGTTTGCCAACTTGCACCGGATCGCAAACATGAAGCCCATCACCCTGACCCTGCCGTACCCCCTGAGCGCCAATCGCTACTGGCGACCCGTGAAGCTCGGCACGCACATCAGCATCGTGCCCACCAAGGAAGCAAAGCAGTTCCGCACCGAGATCGGCTGGCTGGTCAAAAAGGCCGGCATCACCACCCCCATGCCGGGCCGCGTGCAGATCGATGTCCGGCTGTATCCCAACCGCCCGCAGGACTGGCAGAAGCGCCAGCGGCTGCATGGTGCCATCTGGGACGACACCGTCATGTGCATCGACCTGGACAACGCCAACAAGGTGCTGCTGGACGCCCTCAAGGGCGTGGCGATCGAGGATGACAAGTGGGTGCGCCGCATCGTGGCCGAGCGCATGGAACCCGACGAGCACGGCGCGCGCGTGGTGCTCACCATCACGCCCCTGGGCGTGGTACAGCCGCAGGCAGGGCTGTTCGGGGAAGCAGCATGATGGACCTGCGCAACCCGCCGCCGCTGGTGACCTTCGCTGAGAACCTGGCTGTTGCGGCCCACCGCCGCAGCCTGGAGCAGCAGCGCATCGCGGATCTGCACCAGCAGGCCGATTCCGAAGGCTGGCGCGGCCAGGTCTTCGCTCGCATCGAAACGGAAGAGGGGGACGACTGATGGATGCCGTGGAACTGCTCATGACCGTGGCCGCCGTGGCCATCGCGGTCGGCTTCGCCGGTGGGCTGGTGATGGACTGCTTCAACTGGGAGGACGAGTGAAGAACAAGACCCGCTACCTGCGCCTTCGCAAGCGCCCACCAGCACCGCCGGCCAAGCCGCCGCAGAAAGGCCCCGGACAGTGATCAAGGTTCCGGTAATGCACCCGGCGGATTGGTTCCAGATCCTGCTGGACATCCAGCGTCGCGGCTACACGCTGCAGACGCTGGCCGCTGCCGTGGATATCCCCCGTACAACCCTCATCGGCTGGCGTGACCTCGACGCCACGCCGCGCCATCCTGACGGTGAGCGCGTCATCGCCCTCTGGTGCCAGGTCACGGGCCAGAACCGCGACCAGATCCCCCGCATCCCTCGATTCTGATTGTCGGGATTCCGACAGGCCTTCTCGGTACAGTTGCCGCTGACCCATTCCGGCCAGCGCCGGCAACAACCTGGAGAGCTGTATGGCAACTTCCCGCACCGTGGCCACCCCCGGCCAAGATCCCACCACCACCGACACTGGCACCACCGATACCCAGGCTGATGCTCAGGCCACCGGCACCACGGCCAGCACCACTGACACCGGCGGCGAATCCGGTACCGGCGCTGACGCCTCGCTGCAGGCCCAGCTGGACGAGATGAAGACCACCACCGAGGCCCTGGCCGAGCAGAATGCTGCCCTGGCCGAGCAGGTCAAGGCGCTGCTGGCCGCTGGCCTGCGTACCGCCCAGGCACAGAGCCCCGCACCGGTCCCGCTGCCCAGCATCGATGACAAGGCGGTGCGTGCCTCCACCGTGCCGGTGCTGACGAAGGATGGCTGGTTTGTCCCCGAATCGAAGGTCTGGCAGGTCACCGCCGGCGCGAAGGCCGCCTGACATGTGCGGCGGCGGCGGTACCCCTGCGGTCGTACAGACCGATCCCAAGGCGGAAGCAGCGGCAGCAGCGGCCGAGGCGGCGCAGAAGACGAATTCTTCGAATGCCGCCCGCCGCCGCCAGCAGCAATCCTCCGCACTCTCCACCGGCGCAGGCACTGCGCTCTCTCTCGGTAAGGCCACGCTCGGGCAATGAACGAACTCGTCGACAAGGTAATGCGCCGGCATGGCCTCATGGTGGGCCAGCGGCAGACTCACGACTCCAACTGGCGCGAGGTGTTCGACTACCTTGCGCCCGAGCGTGCCATCGGCTGGTACGGCGCGACCGATGGTGCCAGCAACACGGCGGCCGCCCAGCGCGCGCGCCTCTACGACAACACCGCAATGGACGATGCCGAGACCTTGAAGTCGGCCATTGCATCCGGCATGCACCCGCCGAACTCCCGCTGGTTTGACCTCGACGCCGGCCAGAAGGCCGAGGACGAAACACGCTGGATGGACGGTGCCACGCAGTTCCTCTTCGAGAACATCCATTCGTCCGGCTTCGACTCCACCGCCTACGAGAACCTGAGCGACCTGATCCCGGCCGGCTGGTTTGTCATGTTCATCGACCAGGCCAAGGACGAGCAGGGCAAGCCTATCGGCGGCTTCAACTTCGAACCCTGGCCGCTGTGGCAGTGCTACGTCGCCGCCTCCACCTCCAAGGGCCGCGTGGACACGATTCACCGCCAGTGGTGCCCGACCGTGGAACAGGCCGTGGCCGAATACGGCCTTGATGCCATGTCCGAGGCCACGCAGCGCAAGTTCACCGATGGCAAGCTGTCCGAGACCATCAACATGACCTGGGCCATCTACCCGAACCGCGAGGGCAAGAAAGGCATCCTGAGCAAGAATCTGCCGTTCAAGTCCGTGCACATCGAGGACGGCAAGCACCTGGTGCGCGACAGCGGCTTCCATGAATTCCCCTGCGCCGTGCCGCGCTGGCGCTTGATTCCCTCGACGCCCTACGCCACCGGCATCGGCTCCAACGTCCTGCCCACCGTCAAGACCCTGAACGATATCCTGCGCATGGAGCTGCAGAGCCTGGACATCGCAGCGTCTGGCATGTGGAAGGCAAAGGACGATGGCGTGCTGAACGCCCGCACGCTGAAGATCGGCCCGCGCCGTGTGGTGATGATGGCCGATATGGACAACCTGCAGCCGTTGAACACTGGCGCAGACTTCAAGGTGACTTTCTCCAAGGCCGAGCAGCTGCGCAAGAGCATCAGCCGTTCCCTGCTGGCCGACCAGCTCACCCCGCTGGATGGCCCTGTGCGCTCGGCCACCGAGATCCAGCTGCGCGCCAACCAGATCCGCCAGCAACTCGGCCCGATGTTTGCCCGCTTCCAGGGCGAATACCTGCAGGTCATGATCGAACGCTGCTTCGCCATCGCCTACCGGGCTGGCGCGCTGACTGCCGAACTCGGCCCGATCCCGGAATCCCTGCTGGGCCGTGACTTCATCGTCAAGTACATCAGCCCGCTGGCCCGTGCCCAGAAGATGGAAGAGGTCACGGCGCTCGATATGTTCATCGACGGGCTCATCCAGCAGGCTGCCGCCACCGGCAACACCAGCACGCTGGACATCCTGGACATGGATGCCGCGAACTACGAGAAGGGCCTCGCGCTCGGCGTGCCGGCCAAGCTGCTGCGCGGTCCGGACCAGCTGGCCGAGAAGCGCCAGGCAGACAACCAGGCGCGCCAGCAGGCCCAGGCTCAGGCCCAGCAGCAAGAGCTGATGCAGGCGGCTGGCCAGAAGGTCGTTGAAAACACTCTCTCGCAATAGGAACCGCCATGTACGATAAAACTTTGACGCCAGATGGATGGCTCGTTGGACGCATTTACGCGCAACCATCTGGAACACCCAGGAAAATCACCGCCTGCGATATGCCCGCCGGTCGCCTGGGATCCGGTGTGGTGAGCTCAAATTCAACCTGGCGCATGGCGCGCTCAATACCTGCGGCATTCAAGCGTGTTCGCTGCCACCTGTTCAACATCGACACGGCCAACACGATTGCTGGTGCGAAGGCACAATTCTCGCTGTCCGAGTCGCTTGCGAACGTCCACAAGCCGACGGTGGGCGGCGTTGCCTCAGACGCCAACTGGAAGCAGTTCCTGTTCGCTGGCTCTGGTACCGTTACGCAGCCCGTTGCGCCCTCGGCCAGTGTGCCGTCCATCACCACCTCGGACTGGTACGATATTTCCTCGATCGCACCTACCGACGGCAGCACATATCCAGTGATCTACGCCGACCGCTATATCCCGACGGGAAACACTGCGCAGTGCGGCTACGCCACGCCGGGCAACAACTGGGCCACCTACGTCAATGCCTTGTTCGGCAACAAGCACAAGTACCGCTATTTCAGCCAGATCGGCGTAGACGCTGTCGCCAACCCTGCGAGCTTCACCGTCGCGAACGAACAGCAGTACGTTGTGCCCATGGCCCTGGAATTCGAGTTCGCATCCGGCATCCGCTCGCTGATGACATTCGGTGACTCCACCAAGGAAGGCAAGGGCAATACCCCCCTGGACACGGCCTACTGCGGATCTAGCGTCATGGTGCAGGCGCTGTTCGATCAGGCCGGTGTGCCCCTGGTGCTCTGCAATTTTGCGAACGATGGGCAGCCTTCCACGGTGGGCTATTCGAAGCTCCAGGCCATGCTGGCCGTCTCCACGCCCCACGTTGTCTATTTCCAGCCATGGAGCGCAAACGACGGCGCGTATTCTGCCCTGGCGGCCGCCGCCATCACGCGCGCTGCCAACGTGGTCCAGCTCTGCCAGCAAAAGGGCTGCAAGCTGATCATGGAAACGCCGCTGCCGATCAACGCGGCCGGAAGCGCTGCGATCTCCACCGCCGAACTGAATGCATTGCGCAGCATGGAAGCTGCCTTTCTTTCCTATGCTTCCGCTGAGATACGCGTGCTGGACATGCGCGATCTGCATGACCCGGCGAAGCCTGGCGTGTGGAACGCCTCTTATGGAAACGATGCTCTGCACCCGAACTCTGCGGGTCATACGCTCCAAACCTCGAAGTTGTTTGCTGAACTGATCACGCTATGAGACAAGATCAAGTTTCGGTGACTGCCGACGACTACAAGGCGCTGTTCGAAGACAATCCGCGCGGCGTCCAGGTGCTGGAAGACCTGGTACGCCGCTTTTCCAAGCCGGCGGTGACAGCCGGTGGCATCGATGCGGTGCTCAAGACCTATACCCACTGTGGGGAAAACAACGTCGTACAGTTCATCGTGCGGCAGATCAACCTGGCCAACAACGTAGGAGAAGAAGATGCGTAATCGCAACTGGATGAAATTCGTGCTGATGGATGCGGCTGCCGGCGACGGCGGCGCGGGTGGCGGCGGTGCTGCTGGCGCTGCTGGCGCAGAAGATGCCGGCGCAGCCGGTGCGGCGGGTGAGGGCGGCGGTGCTGGTGCAGGCGGCCAGGAAGGTGCTGCTGGCCAATCTGCGCTATCCGCCGGCGGCGCGCCGGAATGGAAGCTGGAGAGCGTCCCCGAGAAGTATCACGTCAAGAAGGAAGACGGCAGTTTCGACGTCGAAGCGATGCTGCGCAAGGCTGACGAGGCGCGCTCGGCGCTGGAAAAGCGCATGGGCTCGGGTGGCATCCGCCCGAAGGATCCGGCCGAGTACAAGATGCCCGACATGCCCGAGGCGCTGAAGGACGTGAAGCTGGAGACCGGAGACTTCGCCAAGAAAGCCCACGATCTCGGCCTGTCGCAGGAGCAGTATGCCGGTGTGATGGCCGAATACCTCAACCTGCTGCCGAATCTGGTGCAGGGCCAAGCCCAGGCACAGAGCCAGGAAGTCGTCGCCCAGCTCAATGAACTGTGGGGCGAAAGCGCCAAGGCGAATTTCGCGGGGGCATTCACCGTGGCCAACCGCGTGGCCGAGAAGATGGGCGTCCCGTTCTCCGAAGTCGAGGCGGCGGTGGGCAACAACCCCATGGCGCTGCGCATCCTCGCATCCTTCGCTGACGAAGTTTCCGAGGACAAGACCCCGAACGCTGCAAACAACGCGCTGCCGGCTGGCTTCAACATTGAGGCCGCCATCACCAGCGAGGCCTATACCAACTCGGCGCACCCCGAGCACAAGAAGGTCACTGACCAGGTGAATGCCTGGTATGCGAAGAATCCGAACGGCTTCAAGAAATAGCAGCCGCTTCACTCACCCCAGCGGGCCGCCATCGTGCGGCCCGTTTTCATTTTGTCGGGATTCCGACAAGGCAACTCCATACCATGCAACGCATCAGGCCCAGCATTGGACACCCTGGCTACTGAGCCGAGTAAGGCCCGGAAACGGACACCCCGAAACAGGCGAAGGCAAACACCACCTTTTCTCAATTTTCGGAGCTAGAAAATGACCGATACCGTAACCCGGCAGTTTGTCACCCGATTCGACAACGAACTGCGCCTGCTGGCTCAGCAGAAGGTTTCCCGCCTGCGCAAGACCGTGGTGGACCGTGGCCAGATCGTGGGTGCCAGCTTCACCATCAACAACCTGGGCTCTGTGGAAATGGACGAAAACACCGTCCGCCACGGCGACACCATCTTCGGTGAAATCGACCACACCGCCCGCAACGTGCCGCTGCGCGACTACTTCAAGGCGCTGCCGATGGACCGCGCCGACCTGCCCAAGATGCTGGTGAACCCGGTGACCGGTGGCCAGTACATGCAGAGCCTCATCGCCGCGCGCAATCGCAAGATCGATGACACGATTTTCAACGCGCTGCTGAACAACATCGTGAGCTTCGACGGCCAGACCACTTACCAGCTGCCGGCCGCGCAGATCATCGCAGCTGGTGGCACCGGCCTGACCAAGGCCAAGATCATCCAGGCCCGCTCCATCTTCCGCGCCAATGAAACCGATGGCGTGGACGGCGACGAGGAAGAACTGTTCTTCGCCTACGACTCGCTGGCTCTGACCCAGATCCTGTCGGATACCACGCTGACCAGCGCCGACTACATGGCCGGCAAGATGCTGCAGGATGGTGGCGTGGGCGGCAAGTGGATGGGCTTCACCTGGGTGCCTTTCGAACGCGTGCGCAACGTCGCTGGCGTGCGCACCAGCGCCGCCTGGGCGAAGTCGGCCGTTCACTTCGGCTATGGCTACGAGCAGGGCGACGTGGACAAGCGTCCGGACAAGAAGAACCTGTGGCAGACCAGCATCGAGGGTTCTTACGGCGCCGGCCGCCAGGATGAGTCCAAGGTGGTCCAGGTCTCGTATCAGTAATCCGTAACTGGCAGCGCCCGCGTGGCGCTGTCGTCAATCACAGGACAAATTTCTTGGAGTAAATCATGGCTGAACTGAGCACTGTCACCCGTAGCAAAGTAGCGCAGGTCGCCGGCAGCAAGATGACCGCGACCACCAACAACCGCGAGCGCGTGGCGATCATCGATACCGCTGCTGCCTACAGCGCTGCCAACGGCGATACCTTCGGCACCGGCATCATCATCCCGAAGGGTGCGCGCCTGCTGGCCCCGTACCTTTCGAATGCCGCCGGCAACGCATCCTCGACCCTGAGCATCGGTATCCGCGATGCGGTCACCGGCGTGGCCGTCGATGCCACCGCGCTGATCAACGCCGCATCCCTGGCTGCTGCCAGTGCCGGCCAGATCAACACCGGCACCAAGATCGTCAACGGCCAGTATTACGTCATGCCGCAGGACGTGGAACTGTACGGCACCTTCGGTGGTGCAACCCCGCTGGCCAACGCGGCAATTCGCGTTGAAGTCCAGTACGTAGCGCCCTAATTCGCTGCGCTCCTGCTGTTGATCCTTCGGGGCGGCTTCGGTCGCCCCTTTTTTCCGTAGGGAGGCCATCATCGCAACCAATATCTCGATCTGCAGCGCCGCGCTGCTGCAACTCGGAAAGGCACCCATCGCGTCCTTCACCGAGACCAACGATTCATCGCGCCTCTGCAGCAACCTCTATCCGCAAGAGCGTGACGCCATCCTGCGCGAGTTCCCCTGGAACTGCGCACGCGCTCGCACCATCCTTTCCCCATCGTCCACCGTGCCGGCCTTCGGCTTCGCAGCTCAGTTCCCTCTGCCGGCCGACTTCCTTCGCCTGATCGCCATCGGAGACCGGCCTATCGACAGCGACGAGGTGCAAAACTTCAAGATCGAGGGCAAGAACATCCTGGCTTCTGGCACCGCGCTGAAGATCGAATATGTCTACCGCGCGCCCGAGAGCGTTTGGGATTCCAAGCTGGTGGAGCTGATGACGGCCCGCTTGCTTTGGAAGCTGGCGTATCCGATCACCCAATCGACGAGCCTGCGCGATGAGCTGAAGGGCGAATATGTGGACCTGGCCAAGATGGCGCGCAATATCGACTCACAGGAGAACCCCTCGCCAAAGCTGGGCGACGATTCGCCGCTGATCATGGGGCGCAACTGATATGGCCCGCGCATCGATCATTCAGACGAATTTCACCTCGGGTGAGCTGTCGCCCCGGGTGGCGCTGGGCCGCATGGATGTGGCGAAGTATGCCAACGGCTGCAAGACGCTGGAGAACTGCATCGTGACGATCCAGGGCGGTGCCATGCGCCGGCCAGGCACGCGCTTTATCGGTGAGGTGAAAAGCTCGCTGCAGGCCAGGTTGATCAGCTTTGTCTACAGCCGCAGCCAAGCCTATGTAATCCTGATGGGCGGCGGCTACCTGTGGTTTTACAAGAACCGCGCCCGCATCGGCACCTATGAGGCTTCCTCTCCCTACACCATCGGCCAGCTTGCAGAGGTGAGCTATGTCCAGAAGTCGGACACGGCCTTCTTTGCGCACCAGGCCGTTTATCCGCAGCGCCTGCAGCGATTCGGTGATGCGGCATGGACGATGGCCAACGCACCATTCCTGACGGAGCCGTTCACCGACATCGGCACCACGCCCAATGCCACGCTGACGCCTGGAAGCGTGGCGGAAACGAATCAGGGCCTGGAACTGATCATGTCGCCAGCACTCTGGACCGCCGGCGATGTGGGCAAGTATGTCTCCATCAACGGCGGCCTGGCCAAGATTATTGCCTTCACCAGCTCGGAGCGGGTCTCCGCTCAGGCGCTGTCGCCCATCGAGACCACCGTGGCGGCACCGCCGCTGGCATGGGCGCTCATGGAGAATGCCTGGAACAACAGCACGCGCGGCTACCCCAGGGCGGTGACCATCAACAAGCAGCGCCTGTACTACGCCAACAGCTATGCCTATCCGCAGACGGTCTGGGGCAGCGTGATCCGTGGTTACCTGAGCTTCCAGATCGGCACGAATGACGATGATGCCTTCGCCTTCGAGTTGGACGGTGCCAACAACAGCCCGATCAACCACCTCGCGCCATCGCGGAAGATGCTAGTGCTGACCGAGTCGGACGAAATGAGCCTGTCCGGCGGCACGGACAAGTCCATCACGCCGACCAATATCGACAAGAACGACGAATCCAGCGCGGGCTGCAGCGGAACGGTGCGGCCGCTCAAGGTCGGCAACGAGCTGCTATTCGTGAGTGCCGAAGGCCTGAAGGTGCATGCCATGGGCTATCGGTACGACATCGACGGCTTCCCGGCACCTGACCGCACGATCTTCGCTGAGCACATCACCAGCAGCGGCATCCGCGAAATGTCCTTCGAGAAGAAGGATTCGACCCTGTACGCGATCCGCAATGATGGGGTGATGGCGGTGTGCGCCTATGACGTTGACCAAGAGGTAGTCGGCTGGGGGCGCTGGATCACTCAGGGCAGCTTCGAATCCATCACCACCATCCCCACGGCCACGGCAGAAGATACCTATGTCATCGTCGCGCGCACGGTCGGCGGCGTGCTCAAGCGCTACATCGAGGTGTTTGACCGTGACGTGATGCTGGATTGCGCAGTGGTCGCCAGCGACGCGGAAGGAAAGACCATATGGACAGGCCTCGGGCATCTGGAAGGGCTGAAGGTCCAGGTCTATGCGGATCAGTCCTATCGCGGCGAATTCACGGTGCAGGGCGGCCAGATCACGCTGCCGCGCGCGGCCAAGTCCGTGCAGATCGGCCTGGCCTATACCGCCCGCATTGAGCTGATGCAACCTGAGCTGGGTGCCAACGGGACCACCTCACAAGGCAATCCTGTCTCGGTGCGTGAAGTGGTGATCCGGGTCTTGAATACCCAGGCCGCCGTCGTCAACGGCAAGCCCGTCCAGTTCCGCCAGTTCGACACTCAGGTGCTGGACATGCCGCCGCCGCAGGTTACCGGCGATTACCGCGTGCTGACCCTTTCCGACCAGGTGTACACCACGCAGCAGATCATCGAACAGCCATACCCGGCACCGTTCCATCTGCTGGACGTCATCCGCAAGATCACCATCAACGACTGATACCCATGATCCGTTCCGGCACTCCCGCTGATATCCCGCGCATCCTTGAACTGGGCGCGATGCTGCACGCGGCCTCGTCCTTCCGCAACATCCCATTCGATCCTGACAAGGTGGAGGCCACCATGCACGCCCTCATGGATGGCGCTGGCGTGGTCTTCGTGGCCGAGCGCGATGGTGTTGTTATCGGCGGCCTGGCCGGCGGCATCACCGAATATTTCTTCTCGCACCAGAAGCTTGGATTCGACTATTCCTTCTTCATTGAGCCCAGCAAGCGCCACGGCATCACGGCCCTGAAGCTGATTCGTGCACTGGAAATCTGGTGCAAGGCGCGCGGTGCCACCTCGCTGCAGCTGGGTATCTCGACCGGGCTGAATGTCGATGGCCTGTCGAAATTTTACGAATTGGCCGGCTTTACCAATGTCGGCCCTATGTTCAAAAAGGAGTTGTGATGGGAACAGGAGCAGAAGTCGCAGCCTATGCAGCGATCACAGCGGCAGCGGTAGGCACCTACAGCGCTGTCCAGCAAGGCAACCAAGCCAAAGCGCAAGCGGATTATCAGGCTGCTCAGGCGCAGGCCGACGCGGATGCTGCGGCCGGCCAGGCCGAGGTCGAAGCTGCGCAGATCCGCAAGGCCACGTTGAAACAGCGAGCGGCGGCCAGAGCGGCCCTTGCTGACTCGGGGGTAAATGTGGATGTCGGTACCGCCGAGTTGATCCAATCCGACATCCAGCAGCAGGGCGAGCAGGACGCGCTGACCACCATCCTCAACGGCAAGAATTCGGCTTCCAAGCTCAACTCCCAGGCCGATGCGTTCCAGATCGCTGGCAGCAATGCACAGACGGCCGGGTACCTGCGCGGCGCGAGCACCGCGCTGTCTGCGGGGAAGTCTCTTGCTGGCTGGAAGACAAAGCCGACTGGTAGCACTTTCACGACGAGCGATTTCGCTAATCCATCCGGATATTGAGGTAATCCATGGCAAAGATCCCAACTGGCAATTTCGGCAATGTCCTTCCGCAGGCCACGCGCACCCCCACGGTGAACACCGATGGCGGCGTGAATCAAGCGCTGCAAGGCCTGGCGCAGACAGGCATGGACCTCGCGCAGCAGTACCAGCGCGTTGACGAGCAGCAGCAGCGTATGGCCGCTGTCTCCGCCATGGCCGGCCTGAATAACGACCTGCATGATGCACGCGATGGCCTTGATCGCGATTTGCAGGCTGGCACGATCAAGCCTGAAGACGCCATGTCCGAATGGCAGAAGCGGGCGGCCGATGCGAAAAAGACTCGTCTGGATGGGCTTTCGCAGTACCAGATCGATGTCATCGAACCGCAATTCGTTGCCTCCACCGGTGCGCTCGGTCGAACGGTGCAGGGCGCGGCGATCAAGCGCACCCAGCAGAATATCGGTGCCGATATCCTGAACACCGGAGAAGCGCTGCAGCGTGATGCGATGCGCGACCTGCCGGGCGCGATCACCAAGTACGAGCAGATCCTTGACACCATGGGGCCGCAGGCTGGCTGGCAACCCGAGCAGATTGCCAAGTACAAGCAGAGTTTCAAGGAAGGAACGAGCTTCAACGTCGGCAATGCTGCCATTGAGGGGGCGGCGCAGACCGGTGACATTGCCCAGGTGCGCGCCGTGCGTGAGCGCCTGCAGGGTCCGGAAGGGGAGGCCATCGATCCGGCCAAGCGCACCGCCCTCATCACCAAGGCCTATGCCTACGAGAATGGCATCGAAGCGCAGGCACAGCGGGACCGCGACCGCGCCCAGCGTGAGCAGGATGCGCTGGAGAACAAGGCTGTCGACACCTACAACAAGTATTTCGACCTGGTGAGCCAGGGCCGCTTCCTCTCGACCGATGCTGTCAATGACCTGGTGACCAGCACCACCGGCACGCGTATGGCTGGGCCCGTGCAGGAGCTGGTGAAGTCTCAGGCGAAGGTGGCCGGCTTTGCCTCACTGCCGCTGCAACAGCAGGCGGCAACGCTGGAGCGGATGCGCGCCGCCGGCTCTGATCCATCGGTCGGCGTCAGCCCCGAAGAGCAGAAGGTGCAAGAGCAGTTCCAGCGCATCTACGACGGCGGCACAAAGGCATATGCCGAGAATCCATGGCAGGCTGCACAGGAACGCGGCGTCATCAAGGATGCGCCGACAATCCAGCTCAACGACGTGCAGACGGCGCAGCAGGTGCTGGCCCAGCGCATGAAGTTGATCGGCCAGGTGGAGATTGCTGCCGGCCGCAAGGTATCGCCTCTGCAGCCGCAGGAGGCTGACCAGATTGCCCGCCTCGTCAAGGCTCTACCCCCGGATCAGCAGTCTGGCGCACTGGCCAGCCTGGGCACCATCATCGGTGATTCTGACCGCGTGGCCGCCCTGGCCAAGCAGATGCACGACAAGGACCAGACGCTGGGCTTGGCCATGATGCTGGCCGGCGATCGCACCACGCAGGGCCGGTACAGCAGCGAACTCCTGCTGCGCGGTGATCGTGCGATCAAGGACAAGGCCATCATGATCGACTCGGCCAAGGAAACCGGATGGCGCGGCGCGATCGCCAACATCGTCGGTGATGCCTTCCCCAATCAGGAAGTGCGGCAGCAGGTCATCAACTCGGCATACCTGATCAACGCTGGCCTGGTGGCCGATGGTGGCAGCTCGGATCCGGCGCGGGCGCTGCGCCTGACCGTGGGCAGCATCGTGGACCGCAATGGTGTGAAGATCCCGCTGCCGCGCGGCATGGAGGAAAAGGACTTCGAGAAGCGCCTCAATTCGATCACGACCGCCGATATCGCTTCCCAGTCCACCGACCAGCGGGTCTACGTCGGCGGGACCTCGATCCCTGCTGCCGACTTCATCAAGCAAATCCCCAACGCCCAACTTATCAGCGCAGGCCCAGGCCGCTACAACGTGAAGGCCGGCGGCACGTTGGTCACGAACAGCCAAGGTCAGCGCATCACTCTCAGGATCGCCCCATGATTGAGTCCATGTTCCAAGACAGCACCGATAAGGTGCTGGATGACCGGGTGGCGCGTCCAGTGGCAACACCTCCCGCCAAGCCATCTTTTGGCATGAGCCTGTGGAACACCACGAAGGCGCTGCCCAAGGGTGTGGCCACCGGTGCTACTGAGTCCGCGGCGTTCGGCTCGGATATCCTGGGTGCCTTCGGTTCGGTCCAGGCGGGCTACGGTATCCAAGCCGATCCGGCTATGCTGTTCGATGAGGACATGCGCCAGCGCGTACAGGGGGCTGAAGGTGAAAAGGCTCGGGCGGATGTGCAGTCCGGCGCGGCCTTCACCAGCGACACCGGCACCGGCCTGCGCGCCACGGCCCGTACCATGATGCCCGACCCGGCCACGGCGAACGTTGCCGAAAGCATCCTCTTCGGCCTGGGGCGTTTTGGAGCCAAGGCCATTGGCTACTCTCTTGCGGCCACGCCGATACCGGGCGCAGTGCTCACCGGCACGGACGAAGCCTTCGTGGAGGCCGAGAAGCTGAAAGCCGAGGGTGTTGATTTCCAGACTCGGACAAAAGCAGCAGCGGTGGCCGGCGGCGCGGCAGCAGCTGCAACGGCCCTTCCGGTGGCCGGCCGCACCGTGGCGCAAACTGTCGGCCTGGTCGCGGCCGGTGGCCCCGGCGGATTCATCGCCCAGCAGGCGGCAACGCGCTCCATCCTGCAGAACGCGGGCTATGACAAGATCGCAGAGCAGTACGATCCCTTTGACCCGGTCGGCCTGGCCGTCGCAACCCTGATCCCTGCCGGCTTCGGTGCCTATGCCTCGCGCGGCCTGCGTGGCGCGCGCCCGGTTGCCGCACCGGTCGATGCCGCCGCTTCCCGCGAGCTGGTGGCCATGGGCATGAACGAGCGCCAGGCGCTGCGCTATGACGATGCCCGGCTGGATGCCTATGCGGTCACCGCCGCCCAGCGCGCCGGGGTGCCGCCCGAGGTTCTGCTCGCCGCGAAGAATGCCGGCGAGCGCTCCAGCAGCAGCGCTGCCACCTCGCCGGTGGGTGCCAAGGGCATCATGCAATTCATGGATGCCACCTGGGCGCAGTACGGGAAGGGCAACGTGCGTGACCCTGTGGCCTCGATCGATGCGGGCGCAGCCTATTTGGCTGACCTGGGCAAGCAGTACGGTGGCGACTGGCGCGCCGCGCTGGCGCACTACAACGGCGGCACGTTGGCCGGCAAGGCGGTGCAGGCAGGGAAGGCCCCGCCCGCTGCTGAGACCCGCGCCTACCTGGAACGCACGGACAAGTTCATCGAAGAGCGGCAGGGGACCGAGGCTGGCCGGGCGGCCGCCGCTGACCCCGAGGCCGTGGCCGCCGCGCGTGTCAACCTGATCCGCGATACCGTCAATTCCTGGAACCTGAAAGACCCCGCCGATATCGCCGGCGCACAGGAGCACCTGGCTGCATTCGCCAGGGCTGCTGACCAGATTGGCGCAGGCGAGCGAGTCTCGGTCAGCGACACCCTGAACCTCGACAACCTGGCGCAGGCGCGCATGCTGGATGACTTCGGCAGCCGTATGGAAGAAGTGCGGGCGGCACTGCTGCAGGACGCCGGCAATGTGGCCGAGCCTGGGGCCATCCGATCCATGCGCGACGAGCTGGCCACCCTGCGCCAGCAGCTCCCCGACACCTCGGACACTGCCGTGCGCGCCCGCGCCAAGGAAATCCAGGCTGAAGGCGGCAGCTACAAGCAAGCACTCTCGGCCGCCAAGAAGGAACTGGATGGCCGCACCCAGGACGTGAATCAGCGTATTGACCTCCTGCAGCAGCAGATCGACCGCAACGCCGAGGCCACGCGCGCCAATGAGCAGATCGCGCAGCTCGATCAGCAGATTGCCCAGGTGCGCCAGCAGCGCGCCGCCATCGATGCCCCCACTCCCAAGCGCGGCGCGCTGGCTGTGCAGCAGGCAGTTGCGGATTTACCACGTGGCGCCACGTCTGGCAGTGCCAAATCTGGCACCGCCGAGAGTGGAACATCTGCTGCAACAAAAGCCCCTGAAAATGCACCACCAGCCCCAAAACCTGCAACAGAAGCGGCCCCAGGTGGAACATCGACCGCAGAAACTGGAACATCCGGTGGCCAGGCCGGTGCAGTCGCCGCCGTCCTCGACAGCCAAACCGCTGAAATCGCCCGCCTGTCACCCGACATGATGGTGCAGTTGGAAGGTATGGACGCACCACTGCCGCTGGCCGAGGCACTGGCCAAGGTGAAAGAGCAGGCCGCCGCCGAGACCAAGGACGCCGGGCTGCTGCAGGTCGCCGCCGAATGCTTCCTGCGCAATTCTTAACGAGAGGAAACCATGCACCCGAAATGCAGACAGGCCGTGCAGCAGGCCGCCGGCCGCGCGCTGACCGACAGCGAGATCCAGAAAATCGATGATGCCATGAGCGCCAACATGCGCCGCCTGGCCCGGCAAGACCCCAGCGGCTGGGCGGCCAAGTCCGCCGACCAGCGCGTCCTGGAAGCTGCTGCGGCCGGCATGCAGGATATCCAGGCCGCCGCCGCCCTCAAGGTGCAACGCGCCCAATTGCAGATCCTGCGCACGGCATCGATGGAAACCCGCGTGGGCGACCTCATGGCCAGCTACGCCACCGGCCGCAGCCGCGCGCTGGTGCATGAGCTGGATCAGACGTCGTTGTATATCGAGGGTATCAAGCGCGAGAGCATGGCGCGCCTGGTGGATCTGATGGAAGCAGCCACCAGCAAGCAGGGTGCCGGCATCGGCAGGAAGGGCCTCATGCTGCTGTTCGACGCCGAGAACCCCACTATGAGCCGGGACCTGGCGCGCGAGATCTTCGAGAATGCCGCAGGCACCACTGGCAACAAACTGGCCCAGCAGGGCGCCCGGGCCTGGCTGGATACCATCGAGGGAATGCGTCAACGCTTCAACTCAGCCGGCGGCGACGTCGGCAAGCTGGATTATGGATACCTTCCACAGCCTCATGACCAGGCGCTCATACGCGGCAACAGCAAGACGCCTGATGCATCCCGAGATTCATGGGTGCAAAAAACTCTTCCATTGGTTGACCGCCGGCAGTACGTGCTGGAGGACGGCAGCCTGATGAACGATGCGCAGGTTACCGCGCTGCTGTCCCGCGCATGGGAAACACTGGCCAGCGGCGGTATCAACAAGATTGAACCGGGGAAGGGCGGCGGCCGTGGCGCACGCGCGAACTCAGGCGCTGAGAGCCGCCAGATTCACTTCCGCGATGCCGATGCCTATCTCACCTACCTGAGCCAGTACGGCGGCGGCAGCATGTATGACGCGATGCTGGGACACGTCGGCGGCATGTCTCGCGATATCGGCCTGGTTGAGCGATACGGGCCGAACCCTGAGCAGCAGATGCTTCTGCAATTCGATCGAGCAAAAAAGGTGGATGGAGAAATTCGTCGCTCTTTCGGGATGAAACCACAGAGCTATTGGGATGTGGTCAGCGGCAAGACCGGCATGGCCGACAACGGCAATCTGGCGCAGATCGGCCAGGACCTGCGTAATATCCAGACCTTCGGCAAGTTGCAGGGCGCGGTGCTCACCAGCATCACCGACCTCGGCACGCACTTCGTGACTACCGGTTTCAACAAGCTTTCGTACTGGGATGCGCTGAAGAACATCGCGGCCCAGGCCAGCAGCGAGACCCGGGACTTCCTGACCATGCACGGCATCATTGCCGAGACGATGGTTTCCGACATGAACCGCTGGAGCGGCGACAACATCAAGAACAACTGGTCCGGCCGCATCGCCAACAGCACCATGAAGCTGTCGCTCATGAATGCCTGGACCGATACGCTGCGCCGCAGTTTCTCCATGACCATGATGGGCGGCCTGGCCAAGATGAGCAAAACGGACTGGGGCAAGCTCAGCGAATACGACCGCTGGCGCATGACCAGCAAAGGCATCACCGAGGACGACTGGGCAGTCATCCGACAGGCGCAGCTCACCACCCACAGGGGCAGCGAGTTCCTGACTCCCGAGGCGATCCGGGCCAGCGGCTCGCCCGAGGCCGACCGCGTGGTCGCCAAGGTTCTGGGCCTGATCACCGACGAATCCGAATATGCGGTGCTCAATCCCGATCTGTCCACGCGTGCAATGTCCAGCTGGGGAGGTGAGCAGCGGGGTACGCCACTCGGTGAATTTGCCCGTTCTGTCATGCAGTTCAAGTCCTTCCCCATCGCCATGGTCTCGCGCCACTGGCGGCGCATGTTGGACACTCCGCAGGGCCTGGATGGTGCGCCTGTGGCGGCTAATCGCGTGGCCTATGCCGGTGCCTTGTTTGCATCGCTGGGGGCGCTCGGTGCCATTGCCTACCAGACCAAGCAGATTGTCTCGGGCAAGGATCCTGCCGATATGACCCGTCCTAAGTTCTGGGTGAAGGCTATTGCCCAAGGCGGCGTCCTCTCGATTATGGGTGACATCCTTCTTGCCGACTCTACCGAGGAGGCGGGGCAGTATGCTTCCAAGACGATCAGCGGGCTTGCCGGTCCGACCATTGGTGCCGCGGCGGATCTGAGCCTGAAGGTGATCAAGGGGAACATTGATAAGGCCGCCGCCGGCAAGGAAACGCATGCTGCAGCCGAGGCAATCACACTGGCGCGATCGCATCTGCCGTATGTGAACCTGTGGTATGCCAAGGCCGCGCTGGACCATGCTGGCATGCATGCCCTGCAAGAGAACCTGTCGCCCGGCTACCTGTCGCGCATGCAGCAGCGCGCGCACAAGGAATGGGGGCAGGATTTCTGGTGGAAACCTGGCACCGGTGGCCCGGATCGGGCACCTGACTTTACAGCGATTGGAGGAAAGTAATGCGTGATGACCAATACCAGCGCCTGCAGGCGCTTACCGAAAAGCTCATGGATGTGTTCCTCACCGAGGCGGATCCGGAGAACTGGCCAGGCTTGGGCATCCTGCCGAACGCCATGGACAAGGAAACACGTGGGAACCGCTACTGGTGCAAGAAGGACGCAGCGGCCACCCTCACGCTGAACATGCGCGCCATCACCATGATTGACGCCATCCGCCGGCGCACGCCTGAAGACGGCGCGCCGCTGGCCGGTGAGCCGGGAGCGGATGATGAGACCGATGATTCGCTTGACGCTGATATCTCCAAGGCAGAGAAGCAGGCTGAAGCCCTGATGGCCAAGCTGCAGAAGAAGGGGCTGCATCCTCAAGCATGAGCACCCGCAAAGTCAGCTTTCTCGTCTTCTTCCTGATGTGGGCCAAGCACCAAGGGTGGGAAGTGCCCTTGCTGCATGTGCGCATCTGCACCTGGCTGGACGAGTGCAAGGCCCCGGAGCGCGTCCTGATGGTCTTCCGTGGCGCGGCCAAGTCCACCATCTATGCGGTCTACAAGGCATATTCCTTGCGGTACAACAACCGCCTGCGTTCGCTGGTCTGGTCGGCGGACGGTCCCACTGCCGAGATGCTGACAGCAGACGTCATCAACGTGCTGCGCAATCACCCACTGTGCGGCGGCGTGCTGCCCAACAAGCCAGGCCGCAAACGCTTCTGGGTTTCTGGCGCACCAGACCGCCGTAATGCCAGCATGCGCGCCACCGGTGTGGATTCGAACGTCACGGCAGCCCGCGCTGACCAGATCGATTTCGACGACGTCGAGGTGCCGGGCAACATTGAGACGCCCGAGGCCCGCAAGAAGCTGCGGGATCGCATCTCGGAATCGACCCACATCGGCGTGCCCGGTGCGCAGAAAACCTACATTGGCACGCCTCACCATCACGAATCCATTTATCCGGAACGGATTGCGGCCGGCGCGGCCGTCCTGAAAATCCCATTGTTTGAGCACGTGGTGCGCTACAAGGACGCCACCAAGAAGGTCCGGTACCGCTTCGATTTCAAGCCTGCAGAGGATGGCTTGTATGTCATGCTGGGCATCCATAGCCAGGCGCGCATGCTGGTTGATGGCGTGGACTACCGGGTAGAGGGCAATGAGGTGGTGTTCGACAAGCCGCCCGGCCTGGTGCTGGATATCTGCGCTGGCTGCGCCTGGCCTGAGCGCTTCACAAGGGATGACATCGCGCAGCGCCGCAAGGAAACGCGCACGCTCAATGCCTGGGATAGCCAGTACCAGCTGGAAGCCAAGCCCATCACCGACGTGCGCCTGGATCCTGAACGCATGATCGCTTACGAGGTGGTGCCCACAATCCGGATCGCCAACCGCCAGCCGGTCATGATGCTCGGTACCGTGCAGATCATGGGTGCGGTGTGCCGGTGGGACTGCTCGCTGGGCAAGATCAATTCGGACGTGTCGGCATTCACGCTGATCCTGACGGACGCTGCTGGCCGCCTGTACTGGCAGCACGCCGAGGGTCTGGTGGGCGACCTGGACGAGCAGTGCAAGCGGGTGCGCGCGCTGGTGGAGCATTTCAACATCCCCAGCATCACGGTGGAAACGAACGGCCCGGGCGGTTTCGTGCCGCCCATCCTGCGCAAGCACCTGGCCGGCACCGGCTGCGCCGTGGTGGAAGACTTCGCCACCACCAACAAGAACCTGGACATTCTGGATGCCTTCGATGCGCCGCTGTCCAACCGCTTCCTGTGGGCGCATGTCAGCGTTTTCGACGGCCCGGCCTATACCCAGATGCGGGATTTCAACCCCATCCTGAAGAATCAGCCCGATGACTTCCCCGACGTGACCGCCCGCGCTATCAAGCAGACGCCGGTCCGGATCGGGAAAATCGTCGGGATTCCGACAGATCACCCGGTCAATAATTGGAGGCCAAATTCAGCGGTCTACGAAGTCACGGTCGAAAATTAAGGAAATTTCATGTCGGTCAACAACACCTCCCCGGTCATCGGATACGACACCAACGGTGTTACGACCTCCTTTTCCTTTCCGTTCAAGATCCTGGAGGCTTCGGACCTGACTGTCACGCTGTCGGTGCCCGGCATGCCTGGTTACTCGGTCGCTATCACCAGCGGCGTGGAGGGTGGCCAAGTCAACTTCGTGACGCCGCCGCCGATTGGCCGACTGGTCCTGCTGCGCGACGTGACGCTGGATCGCTCGACCGACTACCAGTATCAAGGCGAGCTGCCTGCCCATGTGGTCAACGATGATTTCGACCGGACCATCATGATGGTTCAGCAACTCGGCCTGAAGGTCGACAGATCGATCAAGATGCCGTTCACCGATACCGGCGAACAGGTGCTGTCGCAAGACGCAGGGGCACGCGCCGGTAAAGCATTGATTTTTGATGCGAGCGGTAACGTGACTGTGTCGGTGGACAGCTACAACGACCAGGCCACGGCAGCGGCAGCAAGTGCCGCCGCAGCAGCAGTGAGCGAGGCCAATGCGGCCGCCAGTGCGGCAAGCGCTGATTCCGACGCTGGCGCAGCAACCTTGGCGGCATCGCAAGCGATCACTGCAGCGCAAAGCGGCCTCGGCTTCACGCTGAGCACCGCTTATGACTTCGGCTCAGTCGCTGACACCATTACCCTCTTTCCTACCGATCTCGGGAGCGTCCCCTAATGTCTATCGTATTGCAACATCGTCGCGGCACCACCGCCCAGCACGCGACCTTTACAGGTGCCGTCGGTGAGGTTACCGTCGACACCACGAAAAAGACGGCTGTGGTGCACGATGGTGTGACCGCAGGAGGCATCCCGTTGGCTAGGGAAGCATCCCTGGTTGTCCTTGGCGGCATCGTTGGGCTGTTCGGCCAGACCAATGCCGCGACGCCCACCACGAAATTTGACCTGACGAGTGCCGATGTCGTTACCACGCGAACCGCAACCGGCGTCGGGCGCACCTACTACAACGTCGGTCCCATCACGGTGGACCTGACCCTTGCAAGCCAGCTGGGTGGGCGTGATCAGGCCGGTGCCTTTGGTGCTAATGCCGAGGTCAATATCGCCTACGTTCCAAACGGCTCGGGCGGCCTGAGCGCAGTCATCAGTACCAACGGCCTGACCTCTGCACCAACCGGCTATACCGAATGGTGGCCTGCTGTTTCCCTGCGCTTGAACGCAAGTGGGCAGTTCGTCGCGGGCACGCTGGTCGGGAACCGCTATACATTCAACGCGCTGCAGAGTGCCCTGTCGAATGGGGCGGGGGCGTTCCCCACCGCAGCAAGCTATGCGACGGCCGGTGTGCCGCTGGCCGCAGCCTCGGTGGCATTGCACAGCACGGTAGTCAGCAGCAGCAATGCGAACGGTGCATCGGCCAATAGCGCGCTGAGCGCCAATTCTTCCAGCGGGCAAGCGTTCGCACCCACTTACCCGTCTGTTGCTTCGACGGCGGCGGGCACTTCGTTCGGCCTTGAAATCCCGAACTATTCTGCGCGGCAGTTTTATTACGGCTATACGTCAATCGGCGGGCTTTCCTCGATTGCGCAGACCGTTTACGTGCAGTCCTACACTGTCAGAAATGGAGCGCGATAATGCCTGAAGATTGGGATCCCGAACAAAAATACGCATTTATCGACCCGGTAACGCACGTGCTGCAGGCGTGGGGTTACACCGCGTCGAACTGCCGCCTGCTGCAACCGCAGTGCGACACTCGGATCGAGGTTCCCTGGGACTTTGAGCTCGAATGCCTGAAGTGGCGGTATGACGACAGCGTCACGCCTCCCCAGTGGGTGGCTTATCCATGAGCGACACGAAGGTCATCGACACCAAGATCGCCCTGGCCTGGCTGGCACCGCTGGGCATCACCATCGTCAGCGGTCTGGTTACCCTCGTCTGGATGGCATCGCAACAGGCCAGCACCATCAACGCACTGCTCGAAACCCAACGCGAGATGAAAACCCAGATGAGCGCGCGAGACCAGCGGGACGAGGCTTTCAAGGCGGCCCAGCTCACCGCCGTGGCAGAAGTCAAGCTGAACGACGCGCGGCAGGATATCCGCATCGAGAACCTGGAACGGGCCGTGGGCACCAAGCCGCCGCAGAGCCTGGGGAAGTGGACGAAATGAAGATCCAACTGGTAGACGACAAGGGCGTCATTCATCGCCGCTGGAGCGTGCGCCTTGCAAAGGTCGGAGCAGCCGTCATGGCTGGCTGGGCCGCGTTGACATCGGCAGGCCTGGGCAGCACGTTGCCTATCTGGGTGGCGCAGGCCGTGGCCGGCGTCATCCTGGTCTGCATCTGCGGTGCCGCGTATCTCAAGCAGCCCGAGCAAGAGCAGAAAGGGGATGACCATGAACCTGGCTGACGTTCTGAAGCTGGCCATTGAACCGGCCATGGCCCTGCTGCCCGGCAAGATGGACACGCCCGAGGCGCGCGTCATGCTGCTGGCCATCGGTCTGCAGGAATCCCGCTTTCAGCATCGCCGGCAGATCGGCGGCCCGGCCCGTGGCTTCTGGCAATTCGAACAGGGCACCAAGGCGACCCGTGGCGGCGTCTGGGGCGTCTACCTGCACCCGGCCAGCTCGTCGTTGCTGCAGCAGCTTTGCAGCGCTCTCAAGGTCGATTTCACCCCGCAGGCGATCTATGCCGCCGTGGAGACCAACGACGTGCTGGCCGCTGGCGTGGCTCGGCTGATGCTCTTCACCGACCCGCAGCGACTGCCGGCCACCACCGACACGGCCGCCGCATGGCAAACCTATCTGCGCATCTGGCGGCCCGGCAAACCGCACCCCGAGACGTGGCCTGCTCTGCATGCCCAGGCCAAGCAAGAGGTGGCACCGTGATGGCACTGCTGCTACAGATCGGCCCATGGCTGGCCGGCCTGGTCGGCATCATTGCAGGCCTGTTCCTGCGCCAGCAGGCCAAGGCCACCAAAGCTCAGGCAGCGCAGGAAGTTGCCGAGACAAAGCAAGAAGTTGCCGACCGAACCGCTGCGGCCGCCCAGACGGCGGCCAAGGCCACAGGAGAACGCGGAAATGTGGAAAACGAGATTGCTGCTATGCCTGCTGCTGATCGTGAGCAGCGGCTGCGAGATGACTGGACGCGTAACTAATCCGGTTGCTGGTGGCCCGGCCATCGTCGACAACGGCTGCAACTGGACCCGCCCCATCTTCATCGACAAGACCGACAAGCTGAGCCAGGGCACGGTCGACCAGATCCTGGCGCACAATATGACAGGGCAGCGCCTCTGCGGCTGGCAGCCAAGCAAGAAAAACTGATCTTTGGTATAGTCCGCCCCGCCGGCGGCTTCATTCTCCGTCGGCATCCCCACCAGTGAGAACTGGACCTCTAACCCGCATTGCATCCCCCCGAAGCAATGCGGGTCTTTTTTACCGTTGCGTGCTGTGACCAAAACCTGCCCAAAGTAGGGTCGAATCGGGCAAAATAGGCGGGAAAGTGCAGTCGGTCTAAGGGATGGCTTCCGCTGCAGGTCGTTGATTTGACTGCACTTTCCTTGTTCGTCTATTTGCAGTCCGAAAGTCTCATAATCCGTTGGTGCCGTGTTCGACTCACGGGGGGGCCACCAGTACTAGAGCGGTTTAGCGCCGAATTGCGCTAAGCCGCTTTTTCTTTTGCGGGGGATTTTTTTGCCCAAACACCCAAAGAATGCTAGGGATTAGGATCCCCCATCTTATTTCTTCCCGCTCATTTTCACTTCTGCCTTTTCTTTCGCGCGAGCTAGGGCGGCGAGACGCGCTGATTCTTCTCGCTCGAAGGCATCTGCCTGGGTTTTATTCCAAGTTTTCGGAAGGTGTTTTCTAACCCGGATTCTCTTACCTTTAATGCGGCGGTCAAACTCAAAGACAAAGTTACCTCTTTCTTTATCGCGGTATATCGGCATGATTCTAAATAGCTGTGTAGATCGACGTGTTTGAACAGGATGCGGCGCCCAATGCGATAGCATGGGATGGGCCCGGCAGGCGCGGCTAGGTCGTAGATATGACGAGACGAGACGCCTAGCGCTAGCGCTGCTGCAGAGACGCCGATCAAAGAGAGCTCAGAATTTTCATGTTTCATCAGTTACCTCCGCAAATGGCGTGTAAGAGGCAGAGCTAAGCACATTGCTGAAATTTGCCAGATAGAGTGACTTTTCCTCGCGGTTGAATGCGCGGCAGAGGCGCATACTCCGGCCACCGTCGCAAGTGATGATGTCGGCCAGCGGTACCCCCCGGAACTGCCCTGCCAGTTCGTTATCCAGTTCCACCCAGGCGAATCGCTCGCCGTTACCCAGGTGCTGACGAATGACCGATACATAGCCCGCCAGCACCCCATCGTCGGACGTGTTGAACGTAATGCGGTCCATGCTCTGCGGAGGCTGCATTACGAAGTCACGCGGCTTGTTGGCGGGGGCGATCACATTAAATTTCACAGGTGCATTCATTGCTTCTTCTCCTTGGTGGCCGTAACAGAGCACACGCCAAAGCGATCGACGGCGGCGGCGATCACGTCGCAGCTATGGGCTGCGATGGCGGTGTAGGAATGGCGTGCGCTGGCAGTGCGCACGACGACACGAAACGCGGTCATGGGGCGTTCCCTTTCGTTGGGTTGGTATCAATCGGAAGTTCGGTCACATCGAGCCGGCCGGCGCGCCAGTCGGCGACCTGGCGCGGCGTGCCGTGGCGCGGTGACTTGTCCGGCACAGGCACCACGCGTGGCCAGGGGCACGCCTTGATGGCATCCCAGGCGGCAAGGGCTCGGCGCTGTTCATCGGCGGTCATGGCTGGCCCTGGCCATGTCGGCATGTCGTCTATCACCGGCCGGGGCCAGGGGCATGCGCCCAAGGCGAGCCAGGCATGATTGATCTGCGCGGCCTGGTCGGGCTTGAACATGACCGGCGCTGGTGATGTCTTCGGTTCGAAGGACACATCCGCCGCAAAGGCAGGCGTGGCGGGCTGCGTACAGTTATTTACACGAGTCCAAGGGAACCCCGAGCCCGGCGATGCGCGAGCGTCGTGCCCTTGAACTGGCGTCCATGTGTGGCGAACGGACTTGAACACCACTCCGACCATCTGACGGCATTGCACGCCATAGGGCATGACGCGCTCGCACTCTTCATAGCGGCCGGAGACGGTCTTGGTTTCCTTCGCGAGCGTGACCATGAGATCGCCGCGCTTCACCAGCGCGCCGCCCTGCGCACGCAGGTAGCTCGCCCAGCATGCACGCTTCTCGCCCTCGACCTTTTGCACGGCATCCCAGGCTGCGGCCATGGCCGGCGGGGCCTGTTTGACCATTTCTGCCGGCACGCGGCGTAGTTCGCGCCAGACGCTGACCGGTGCGCCACCCCATTGTTGGAACTGGCGAATACCCCAGCGGGCCGCCCAGGCTTCCACGCGGGCTGAGGGCGTTAGCTCACGATCCCCAGCTATATCGGTGGTGATGAGATAACCCTCTTTGGTCTTGTGGTCAGCCACACCATCGATGTTCTTGGCCACGTACTTAGCGATATAACCGGCAGCACTGCCTTTCGCCCAATCAATGCGCTTCACATCCAGGCGGCGCTTGAATGCACCCGGTTCGCCTCGATCCGCGCGCCAGGCATAGCGTTTCATAATGCGGATAGCCCGGCTGGCCACGTCCTTGACGTGGGGCGTGGTGTAGTCCGGCAAGGCGCGCACGAACACCAGCATGTGCCAGTGCGGGCAGCCATCGTGATGCGGTTCAGCAATGCGGAAACCGTAAAGACCGATGCCGCGACGAGCCAGCGCTGAACGCGCCAGCGCAGTCATCTTGCCGAGGTACTTATTGGCTGTGCGTGGGTCCGAGCCGTCATATTTCGGATTCGGCTTGCCTGTGTGCAGCGTCGCATGGAAGCGCGATGGGCACGACCAGGTGAGGAACAGACCCTGATCGTTGCACTCCTTCGCGATGACCTCGAAACCATTGATGCGCAGCATGAGTTCGCCGCGACGAATGGTCTTATTGGCAGTGGTCTTCTCGGCCAGCTCAGCAATGCTGAATTCCTGGCCAGCCTCATTACGCACAATGGTCGCTTCCAGGGCGGCAGCATTTCTTCTGTTCTGCGCCAGGCGAGAGAGTACAGCGTCATTACTGGCATAGGGCTCGCCGTGATAGTGGACATAGCCCAGGCGAATATTGCCGCCCTCAAAGGCGCGGCCCACAACCTTGCGCAGTTGCCTGCGCCACCAGCGCGGATCCACGACACGCGCAATGATGGCGCGCAGGTCGTCATCGTCCACTTCAGGCATATCAATGCCGTAATCGCTGCATTCTTGTTCGATGAGGTCGCGTGCATGGGTATCAGAAATTGCTTTCCACAAGACTTTCTTGACGTTCTCTGCGGCTTTCTCGGCGGTGGCGCAGATATCGGCATCATCCTGAGATAGATCCACGCCGGCCGGCACATATTGCTCAGCGAATTCCCTGGCGAATTGAACCGCAACAGGCTCAAAAATCTTGTTCCAGTGCCATACCGACATCAGCTCCAGGGCCTGGCTCACGACACGTCCGCGCCACTTCAGCGGAATACGGGCCAGCTCTCCGGCAAACTGCCGCGACTCCACGAAGGCCCGATGCCGACGCCGTGTCTTCGCATCGACTGTTCTAGACTGCATTGAGGGCTCTTTCATACGTCGTAATGGCTCGCAGCACCGCATGGCGCATGGCCAGGCGTTCAGCTTCAGTGAAGGAGTGAATAGGGCATTCCCAGCGCTCCGCCGAGAGGCCTGCCAGGGCAAGGATGTGTCGACGCACTGGTTTGGCCATAGCCGCCCAGGAGTAGGCAATACCGGTTTGGAGATTGGGCCGCCTGCGATTGCGCAAGAGTGAGATGGATTTCTCGAGCTCAGCCTTGGCAGCTTCATTACCCGGAGGCGTGGGCACCCATGCCGCACGCTCGCGCAGCAGGTCCGACGCCGGACGGAACGACGCATGGTCCTTGATTCGTGCACCGCGCATGATTACCCTCTCACCAGCCCGAGAGCTGCCAGAAGAGAGGGGGCAAGCAGCAACAGAACAGCGATGCCATGAGCGATCACAGTACGCATTACCACGCCCCCATCAGGCCGCCGAGACGCTGCAAGCGCTGGACAAGGCGGGCGGAAATAGCGTTCTTCCCCTGCCAAATCACATTCCATTGCAGTTCGTCTTGCAGCACGGTTTTGCGCTGCAGCATGCGCTGGGCGCATTGAAATTCTTTGACGTCGTCGCCCATGCGAAGCCGCAGCGAGGCGAGGGCAAGGATGGCCGGTTGCTGATCGAGAGCCATGGTGAGGTTTCTTTAGGGTGAGCGAATCCCGCGTGCGTCACAAGGCGCACGACAGGTCTTAGTCAATTTGGGGTTCAGCGACCGGCTAAGCGGTCACCAGCAAGTCAGGCAGTGCCTGTTCCTTGCGGCGCCAGATAGGCACGGGGCGAGATGGGAAGGCTCACCTCGGGATTGGGCATGGCCGACAGGGAAACGGTACGGGAAATCTCAAGCGTGGCAACGAAGGTATGGCCGCAATCGACGTTCTGGCATCGATAGGTGATTTCCTTCATCAGCGTAGACATGGTCCGGCTTTTGGCTGCGCGAACTGGGCTTTGGCAATGAGGGCACGGCAGGCTGATTACACGCATGTTGTTTTCTTTCCCTTGATGGCATAGAGTGCACGCCCCTTGCCGGTAACACGTTTGATACCTTCTCGAACCGATTGCGCTAAAGCGAACTCGGCGGCCTGTTCAATCGTGTCAAAGCCTTCTTGCATCATGATCACTTTCAGGGCTTCGACTAACGCAGGATGGGTCAACGGCAGTTCGATATCAGGCATTGCGAGGCACTGAAAAGTGGCTCGTGAGCGCCTTGGCTTGCACGTTCTGCTCGGATAAGATCGGCATCGAATAGGATTGCGCCAGGGCGATGGCCTGATGCATCAGCAGATCATGGGCCAAGGTGGCCAGATTTTCACCCTGGTACTGGGCCAGGGCTTTCATGATGTCGTAGTTGTCGTCGTTGACGCGCACCACAATGCGGCGGTGACGGATTTTGCGGGGATCGTCGTACATGGCAGCCTCCGTGCTCAAGCCCGTCCGGCTTTGACGTCGTTGTCGTAGGCGGCCATGCCGCGCAAGATCAGCAGGCGCACAAAAGAAGAGCGCGTGCGCAAATCCTGGCGCGCCAGCTCAGCCAGTCTTTGCTCTTCATCAGCTTCAAGGCGGAAGGTCACAGCCACCGAAGTATCGGTGTGGGGGCGGGCTACGTGCTTGGAGAAAGTAGGCATATGGGATAATCGTTGTACACGTCACTTAGCAATGGCGTGAATATAGCGGTCATATGACCGCAAGTCAAACAATATATTGCGGCCGAATGATGGAATTTAATGAGCGACTAAAGTTGGAACGTAAGCGCTTAGGTCTCAGCCAGGAGAAGTTTGCTGCCCTGGGTGGAGTAACGCGTGATACGCAAATGAACTACGAAAACGGTTCTAGAAAGCCGGACTCTGCCTATCTCGCTGCTATGGCAGATGCTGGTATTGATGTGTTATTTCTGTTAACGGGGCAGTCTAGCAATGCCCCGCTAACCAAAGATGAGAGCGATTTACTTGCAGGATTTCGCAGCCTTGATATTCGAGGCAAAGCCGGAGTACTTGGAATGATTTTTGGATTGACCTCGTCTTCTGAGCCCCGATCCGAAGCACGGATGCCGTCCATGACAATTAAAGGCAACGTTGGTCACCAAATCCATGGTGATGTGCATGGAACTATCCAAGGCGTCGACATGAGAAAAAAGGTCGTCAAAAAGAAGTAGCGCAAGCGTACTGGCTCTCGGATGAGCCAGTGCTAAAGGCCGCTTTGTCACGTAACAGATATTAAATAAACAGGCTTTATCAGCAGGGAAGTAATGGTAGAAAAAGTAAAAATTAAGGGGGACGTTGGGCAGATTTTCAATGGCAACGTCATCAACGAAGCACCGCAACTAAGTAACGTGCTCAATTTCAATGTGTCGGGTGATTCCAAGACGACCGACACACTCACGCAACTTCAGCGTCGCACTATCGCAGATCTTATTGACGAACTCTGCGCGATAACGGGTGAAGAACCTCTGACGGTATATCGCGTCATCCTGATGGATTTTGGTGCAGCTAAAATGAAATTAGTGCCTCGCGAGGAATATCCGGAAATTAAGAAAAAAATCAATCAGTGGATCGTTGAAGCGAGACGAAAAAATAGCGTTATCGATACTCTTCCAGTAAGAGCCCCTAGCGAGAATCAGAGCAGACAAGCTCTGCGGAGTCAAAATACGACTGTAGCTACCGATATTTTCCGTGCTACTACAGAAGGAGATGTAAGCTCTTCGGTAAAGACTACATCTAATGATCCGCGCGGGTTACCACATGTGGTAGCTCTTGAAAGCCCAGGTGAATGCGCCGTGTGTGCTGCAAAAAATGTCTTTTTCGTACGCACTCAAAAAACGATACGTGCACTCGGAACGTTAGTTATTCTATTGACAGTGTTGTGTGGATGGTTTCTTTATCAAACGCCTTTGTCTGGCCAAAATATGACCAATGACAAGTGCTATTTCGAGGGAAACCCATACTCTATTGGTAGCATCATTAAGGCAGATAATGGCGTTCTAAAGGAGTGTATGAACACTTCCAATGGCAGTTCGGCTAAATGGCAAAGTGGAAAATAA